TCGCCGTAGCCGTCGCCGTCGCCGTAGCCGTCGCCGTCGCCGTAGCCGTCGCCGTCGCCGTCGCCGTAGCCGTAGCCGTCGCCGTCGCCGTCGCCGTCGCCGTAGCCGTAGCCGTAGCCGTAGCCGTCGCCGTAGCCGTAGCCGTAGCCGTAGCCGTAGCCGTAGCCGTAGCCGTAGCCGTAGCCGTAGCCGTCGCCGTCGCCGTAGCCGTAGCCGTCGCCGTAGCCGTCGCCGTAGCCGTCGCCGTCGCCGTCGCCGTAGCCGTAGCCGTCGCCGTGCGACGTGGCGACTGCTTCGCAATCGATCAGCGCGCGGCCCACTTCGATTCCTCGCAGTCCAGCGTGGCGACGACCGCGAGTGCGTGCAGACGCACCGTGCCCATGTCGTCAAGGACGGTCTTGTTGTTCGGGCCGCTCTTTGCGAGCTCGCCGAGGCCCTTGGTCGTTCCCCAGCGCCGAATGCACTGCGCCGAGTTGATCGTCACGTCTTCGCCGCTGCGCGACACATCGCCCACGAAGACCCAGCCCCGTTGGGCGATCACAATTTGCTTCATCTGTCTTCCTTCTGATTGCCGCACAGATGGGCGTGCGGCTTGCCCTTGTTCAATCGAAACGGTATTCGATCGGAGCATGCCGACGCCACAGCGCATGGTCCTTGTCGACCTCCTCGCGCACGATGCGCAAGCGCTGCAGCTCGTCACGGCACCGCTTCCAGTGCGCGTGGTCGTCCGAGTGTTCGAAGGACCAATCGAATCGCAGCAGACTTGCTACGTACCGCGCGCGCCGCATCGGCGTGTCATCTCGCTGCGCTTGGCCTTGCAGCACGAATTTCAGATCGTCGCTGACGCCAGGGTCTGCCAAGATGGCATTGAGAAGGTCTTGCATCGTTCGCTCCAGGCCAGTCGATCGCCAGCCGTTGGGAATGGACTATGCCGATTCGACTCGCAGTCGTCAACGCATTTCAGCTATTTATTTTGGCGCATCTGCTTGACGCAGTTCAGCAACACCGCGCAGAATGCCGACCATGAACAAGCCCACCCTCCTCGAAAAAGTTCGCGCCAAGATGTCCACCGTCAAAGGCGCTTCGCTTCGGACGCTGGCCACCGAGGTCGCAATGAGCTATGACACAGCCCTGCGCATTCGAGAGGGCACCATCGATCCGCCTTTCAGCAAGGTGCAGCGTCTGGCCGAGCACTTCAAGCTGGTGCAGCGATGAGCCAAGTTCGCGAGAGCATCAAAGCGCTTCCATACGGGCTTGAATCGCGGGTCTATGTCGCCGAATTTGAGGGAAGTCTTGTCAAGATTGGCCGTTCAGAGAACTTGCGTAGCAGGCTGCAAGGGTTGTTCTCATTTGGCCCAAGAGAATATGGCGTGCAGATGCTTCGTTGGTCTGCGTTTGGGCCATTCACCGGTAAGGTGCCAAACAAAATCGAGGCTGTTGCGATCAAGCGATGCGCGGAGCTGTTCGCTTGTCTTCCTGGTACTCGCGAATGGTTTGTGGATGCAGATGCCACTGTCATTCTCGGCGTGTGTGAACATGCTGTGTGGGGGTCCCGATGACCGACCGCACCGAACAAGCGCAGCTCATCGAGGACTGCGAGACCCGCGAGGAGCGCCTGAGCGATTGGGAGCGTGGCTTCATCGATTCGCTCAAGCAGCAACTGGAGGCCGGGCGCAACCTGTCGCAGAAGCAAGCCGATCGACTCGACGAAATCTGGACCAGCGTGACCGCGCGCGGCTGACCATGACGCTTGTCTGTAAGCCCGCCGGCCGAGGGCGCTGGTCGATCCTGACCCTGCTCATCGACGGCAAGCGCGCCAGCCCCATCCTGATCCGCCCTGGACAGAAGTTCGTCCTTGGCGGCATCACCTACCGAATTTGCTCCGTGCAACCATGACCCCCTCCAATTCGACTGTCGCCGTGCTCTTTGCTCGATCTGACAGCATCTACAAGACCTTGCCGGGCTGCGATGTGTGGGACATCGAGCGCGACGCGCGGAAGTGGCCGGGCGGCGCGCCAGTGGTGGCGCATCCACCTTGCCGGGCTTGGGGCCAGTTCGCCATGTTTGCAAAGCCGCGCGAGGACGAGAAAGCGCTGGCGCCTTGGGCCGTTGAGCAAGTGCGCGCCTTCGGCGGTGTTCTCGAACATCCGGCCGGATCAAAGCTATGGGCAGTCCTTGGCTTGCCTGAGCCGGGGTATCCGCTTGAGCGCGACGAGTTCGGGGGTTGGACGCTGGGCATCCACCAGCACGCCTTTGGACACCGCGCCGAGAAGCGGACGAAGCTCTACATCGTCGGCGTCGAGCCACTCTACATCCCGGACATCCCTCTGCGCCTTGATGAGCCAACGCACGTCATCGGTGACGTAGGGCGTGCAGGGAAAGGAAACCGCCCCGAGGTGTCAAAAGCCGAGCGCGAGCACACCCCCCCACTGCTGGCCGAATGGCTGGTCGAGCTCGCCCGTCGTTGCAAGGTGCCATCATGACCTACGGCCCCTGCGCCAAGACCACGGTGCGCTGCACCCTGGTGACTCCGGATGGTGAGCGCATCGTAGGCACGAATCGCTGCGCCAATCCGCAAGCCGTGTGCCCTCGCCTGCCCGGCGAGGACTACACCAAGTGCACGACTATCTGCCAGCAAGAGGGCCACGCCGAGCAGGTTGCGGTGCGCATGGCCGGCCCCAAGGCCATCGGAGCGCGCGCCTACCTTGAGGGCCACACCTACGCTTGCATGGCTTGTCAGCACGCCATGTTCGCAGCTGGCGTTACGTGCTTCGGAATCGGAGCGCCATGATGATGCTGACCTGCAGACCGCCGGGGAAAGGCAACTGGGCGCCCGTCATCATCGAAATCACCGGCCGGCTCGCCGAGCTGGACTTCTTCCGCTTCTACGTCGGTCAGGTCATCGAGCTGGGCGAGGGAAAACTGCGCCTGCGCATTGCGGCGATCACACCATGACCGACTCAGCCGACGCATTCGCCTACGCCTTCCCGGGCGGGGCCAAGTACACATGCCCGAAGTGTGGCAAGCGGGTTGCCGAGTTCAAAGACAACGAGTGCCTGAAGTGCACCATTGACGCGATACAGGACACCGTCATCAACGCAACCGGCATGCCGCCTGGCATGGGCAGCACAGGCTCATCGAAAGGCTTCACCTACGAAGACCTGCTGCGCGCCAATCGGACATTCCGCCGACAAGCCGAACCCGAGCCGCAGACATGGTGGGAACGCGACCGCGCACGCAAGCCGCCACCTGAACCACCAAAGCCCAAGGTTGCAGCAGCCGGCAAGTTCGACCTCGACGCCGAGATGCTGCGCCGCCTGATCCAGCTCTGTCATCCAGACAAGCACGCCAACAGCCCGGCCAGCCAGAAGGCTACCCACTTCCTGCTGGACATCAAGGCAGCGCTGGACAAGGCGAAATAGGCCCGACACAATCAAACCCGAACCCGGCTAGGCCTGAAGTCATGAGCAGGTCGAAAAGTGAACTCACCACCTGCCGGTGTTTCTTTCTCGTGAGCGCAGTGAAGCGACCAACCACATGAATTCCTGGAACCGGTATGAGGCCGAGAAGGCCTCATGGCTTCGATCCCATCCCAATGCAACGGCCGACGAGATTGAACGCGTCTGCAGGGCCATAGCGCGTCGGCTGGGGTTGTAGTGGCATCGAAGATGATCCGTGACGGCATCACCAGCTCGGAGCGCGTGCACAAGGTGTCGATCTCGGCTCGTTGGCTGTACGTCACGATCCTGCTGCATGCCGACGACATTGGTCTGTTCGAGGCCAACCACTTCAGGCTGGGCCGCGAGGCTGGGCTGGACCAGTCGAACCTGCAGCCGCTACTCGATGAGTTGACCGCGCAGGACCTGATCAGGCCGTACAAAGTGGGCGCGAAAGGGTACGGTTTCGTGCCGAGATACCGCCAACGGCTGCGCGTGAAGCGCGCGAAACACCCGCTGCCGCCCGATGGTTTGATGGTCGACGACGACGATGCAGTCAACAAAATCAAAGGCTTGCATGTAAATCCGCGGACAGATGACGGCGAGCCGCTGACAAATGCCCGCCATGCGCGGCCTGAACCTGAACCTGAACCTGAAGAAGAGATTAAGAGACCTAGGTCCGTTGGCAAGCAACGGACGACCGCCCCCAAAGCACCGATCGAGTCGATCGTGGCGCTGTACCACGAGGTGCTGCCAGAGCTGCCAGCTGTCCGGCTGATGCCTGCCAAGCGCAAGGCCGCGCTGCAAAAGGTCTGGGCATGGGTGCTGACCAGCAGCATCGAAGGCAGGCGACGCGCCGAGAACGACGAACAGGGCCTGGCGTGGATGCGGAAATACTTTGAGCGGGCCAGGGAGAACGACTTTCTGATGGGTCGAGGCAAGCGCAGCGACGAGCATGCGAATTGGCGTTGCGACATTGATTTTCTGATGACAGACAAAGGCATGAAACACGTGATCGAGAAGACCGAATGAACAACGAAACCACCACCGGAATGAAAAAGCTGATCGGTGAACGATGCGTGATCACTTTTAGCCTTGATCACTTGGACTGGCCGCTGCAAGGCTACCCAGCATTTGCGATCGTTACCGACGTCGACATGCCATTGATCGAGTTCGATGGACGCGTCTGGATCAACGCCAACACCATTCGCACGATCGCCACAAGCAAGTAGCCATGAACGAAGACGAATTCACCCTGCAAGCGCCACCCTGGTCCGAAGAAGCCGAGCAGGGCGTCCTGGGCGCGCTGCTGCAGGACAACGCCGCATTCGACCGTGCGGGCGACATCCTGCAAGGCCGCATGTTCTACGCGGTGCAGCACCGCACGGTCTACGAAGTGATCGCGTCAATGGTGCATGCGTGCAAGCCGGCCGACATCATCACCGTGTACCAGCGGTGCGAGGAACTGGGCCGCAGCGACCATGTGGCCAAGCAGGTCACGATGCGCTACCTGAACGACATGGCGAACAGCGTGATCAGCGCAGCGCACATCCGTCGGCACGCTGAAATCGTCGCGGAGACCCATCGGGAGCGCCAGCTAATCGCACGGGCCGACGAGGCCACGACGATCGCACGCGGCCAGGGTACGGCCTCGGACAAGCTGGACAAGATCGTCCACGGCTTCGGCGACCTCGAGCGTGGGACCGTGGCCAACACGCCGCGCGCGATCGAGCACATCATCATCGAGCGGCTGGACCACATCACCGCGATGAACGAGGGCACCGTGGTGCATGGCTGGACCACCGGGCTGCAGCAGCTGGATCGCATGCTGCGCGGCGGCTTCCAGCCCGGCCGGGTCTACCTGCTGGGTGGCCGGCCAGGCATGGGGAAGTCCGCGCTGGCGCTCTGGCAGGCCGTGCACAGCGCGCTGCTGGACAACCTGAGCACCATGTACTTGAGCCAGGAGATGCCCGACGCCGAGGTGGGCGAGCGCGTGCTGTCCACCGTGGGGCAGATCAACTACGAGCACATCCAGACCGGCAAGCTGGGCGATATGGAATGGGGCCGGCTCAGCGAGGCCGTCGAGAAGATCCGCGCCATCAACTTCCACGTCGATCCGCAGCCTGGCCTGACCGCCGGCGACATCGGCATCAAGGTGCGCAGCGTGCGCGGCGTCAACATCGTGGTGCTCGACTACGTGCAGCTGTGCAAGGGCATGGGCGAGGGCGAGAACAACCGCAACGGCGAGCTCGAGGTGATCAGTCGCGCCATCAAGCAGCTGGCCAAGGACCGCAACTGCGCGATGCTGGTGCTGTCGGCGCTGGGCCGCAAGGTCGACGAGCGTGCGCACAAGCGGCCGATCATGTCCGATTTCAAGGACTGCGGCGCGCTCGAGGCCGACGCTGACGTGCTGATGGCGCTATTCCCGTTGCGCGCGATGGACAGCCGTGGCGCGTACATCCGGGGCCTGGACATCCTGAAAAACCGCCAGGGCCCGCTGGGGTGCCTGGCGCTGGACTTCTGGCCCGAGCTGATGACGTGGGGCGAGTCGGAGTACAAAGCCGACGATCTGCTGAAACCCGAGAAAAAAGCCCAAGGAGGCCCACTGTGACACGCGAGAAGTACAACCGCCTGCTGACCGTTGCTCGAGACATCGTACGCGCTGCAGAGATTGGCCAAGCTGGACTCGACCCATTGACGATTGAATGGGCGCAGGACATGCTGCGCAGCAATGCACCGAAGGCTTGGCCGACACCAGCGCGCGATCAACTTCTGCGACTCTGGGACGAAGACCTGCTGGCCGGTCTGACGTGCGACCACATCGCCATAGAGGTCCGCCGTCCCGTCAAGAAGGTACGCGAAATGTGCGCGTACCTGGTGAAGGCCGGCACCCTGTTCCAGCTTGGTGGGGGCCGCGGGCGCCGCAATGGACCGCCAGCCACCTTTTTCATCAGCGCGATGGCGCGCGACCAGGCCAAACCCAAGGAGGAACCCATGCCCCTGAAAATCCCGCGCTTGGCCAAGACGCCGCGCATCGATCTGGCACGACGGGCCACCACGCCGTTTAACCCAACCGACGAGCTCAAGATGAAGCCGCGCAGGCCGATCAAGACGGTCTTGCACAGCGGCGAGGCCTTCAAGCCGGACCATGTCGTCGTGCAGCACTGCCCGAGCTCGACAGATACCCGCTACACCGTGAACGAGCCTGTAGTGGGTGGCTACGCGGATGAGTGGAAGCGGCTGCGGGGTGAGGCATGAGCGCGCTGAAGATCGAGTTGGTCGCTGGCTGCCTCTACGCAAAGATCCAGAACAACACCATCGCGTCCAGCATGTCGATGGAGGCTCTGTTGCTGTACCAGATCCTGCAGCGCCTGCCCGACCCCAACGCACCACTGCCCGAGGCCGTCGAATGGGAGACCGAGGATGGCACGATGCGCACCACCGATAAGGCCATGGCGCGGAACTGGGCGCCGCACATGAACGTGCGCGTCGTTCGTCGGGCCACATCATGATCGCCCTGACATTGCCTTATCCCGTAAGTGCGAATAGGTACTGGCGCCCAGTGCGAATCGGCACGCACATCACCATCGTTCCGACCAGCGAGGCGAAGAAGTACCGCAAGCAGGTCATCGACGCTGCCCTGGCGGCGGGCATCGTGAACCCGCTTCTGGGCCGCGTGGCCATCAGTGTGCGGCTCTACCCGCACCGGCCGCTTGACTGGGCCAAGCGCGAGCGACTGGACCCGGAAGGCTGGGACGACACCGTGCAGTGCCTCGACCTCGACAACGTCAACAAGGTGGTCCTCGACTCGCTCAAGGGCGTGGCGATCGAGGACGACAAGTGGGTGCGCAGCCTGACCGCCTTGAGGATGCGGCCCGACGAGAACGGCGCTCGTCTGTTGGTGCGCATTGAGCAAACACAACTCTGAAAGAGAAGACCATGACCACCACCCCATCCCAACAGGCAGAGCCGACCGACGAATTCAGCCAAAGCGAATACGCCGACACGCTCAACGCTTTGGTTGCCATGCAGGAATCGATGATCTACGCAGCGCGCCGGCCTGTGCTGAATGCCGCCGAGCGGATCATCGTCGACCTGGAAGCCAAGCTCCGAGCCACCCAGGCCGCAGCAGTGGCCCAGCCGACCGAGGCGCAAATCATTCGCTTCATGAACGAGTTGCACTCGAACGTTCCGGAGGCGGACAGACCCATGTCGATGTCCGATTTCTCGGAGGATCAGATCGCCAGAATTCGACGCGCCTTTGCGACCATCGTTGCTGCCCCGGTGGCCCAGCCAAGCGCCGAGCCGGTGGCCGCGCTCATGCGAAGCCGATACGTGAGGACGCCGGGCCACCTTGCTCACGACAGCCAGGACCACTTTAGCGAGTGGGGCGGCTGGTTGCCAACGACCTACGAACATGCCAAAGCCGTGACCGACCCGGCCCGCAACAGCGATCCCAAGCTGTACGAAATGCGACCTCTCTACGCCGCTCCTGCTGGTGCAGGCGAACCCGGGTGGCGCGTCGTCAAGATGCACGGCGGGCGCGATGCGCTGATGTCGCCAGGCGGTGATCGCTTCTACTTCATCGCCGACATCGACGAGATCGAATCTGAGAGGCGTGCAGGCGAACCCACAGAGCCGAGCCGATGCCACGTCTGCTTTGGGAACCGTACCGACGAGGAAGGCGCCCGCTGTGATGTCTGCGATGGAACGGGCTATGCGGCCGGTGCAGGCGAACAGCCGAGCGAGGCGCCGGAATGAGATTCTTCCCCGGGCTGCACCAGCCATCCGACGCGAAGCACTTCCCCGAGGCCTTCGTGAGCGTGACCCGGCTTCGCATGCGCAAGTCTGATTTCGTCGTCGGCGACTGGATCATGGACAGCGGCGCCTTCACCGAAATCAGCAGGCACGGTCGCTACCGTCAGTCGGTGGCCGAATACGCCCGCGAGATCCGCCGCTGGGCGAAGTGCGGCAACCTATTGGCAGCTGTGGCGCAGGACTGGATGTGCGAACCCCACATCCTCGAGAAGACTGGGCACACCGTCGAGCAACACCAGCGCCTGACCGTCATGCGATACGACGCGCTGCTTGCAGAGAAGCCCGGCGTCTACATCATGCCGGTGCTGCAAGGCTACGAGCCCGAGAGCTACGTGGCGCACGTCGAAATGTACGGCGACCGCCTGACGCAAGGCCAATGGGTCGGCGTCGGATCGGTCTGCAAGCGAAACGGCGACCCCGGCGCCATCGCCGCCGTGCTGCTCGCGATCAAGCGCGTGCGGCCCGACCTGCGCCTGCATGGCTTCGGCCTCAAGACAACCGCGCTCGCTGACCCGCTGGTGCGCTCGCTGCTCGAAACAGCCGACTCGATGGCCTGGAGCTTTGCGGCCCGGCGCGAGGGCCGCAACCCGAACGACTGGACAGAGGCGCGCAGTTGGGCCGCAAAGATCACGAGCCGCCCGGTGCAGCACCTGCTGGACTTTCTGCGTGCACCGCAACCCGACTGGAGAACGTCATGAACGAACCCACCACCCCACCTGTCCCAGCCCCTGCGGTACGGGAGGTGCCAGCAGGGTTCACAGAGTTCAGTCCGCTGCAATACATCAAGACCGACGCCCAGCTGCGCGACTATGTGGCGGAATCGATTGCTACGGCTATTGCAGTGCCAGCGGTACGGGAGCCGAGCGATCTGCAACAAATCCGCGACGTGATCCATCTCGCCAAGATCCAGGGCGCGCGCAAGGACTGCAACGTCATGCTAGAGACGGCAATCGCTGATCTGGACGACTTGATCGCAGCCCTTGGGTCTGTCCCAGCGGTAGAGGGAGGGGAGCCGAAATGAGCAGAAGCGGATACACAGACGATTTCGGCGACGATGACCCGCTCGCAATGGGGCGTTGGCGCGGTGCGGTCAACTCCGCGATTCGCGGCAAGCGTGGGCAGCAAACGCTGCGAGAGATTCTTGCAGCGCTCGACGCCATGCCGGTCAAGGCGTTGGTTGCCGAATTGCTGGCGACAGAAGACGGCGAGTTTTGCACACTTGGTGTGCTCGGCGCGCAGCGTGGCATCGCGCTCGATACGCTCGACCCGGAAGACCCGGAAGGCGTGGCCGAAGCGTTCGGCATCGCGCCTGCGATGGTTCGCGAGATCGTCTACATGAACGACGAGTACATCGACGACTACGAATGGGTTGACATCGAGTTCTGCGGCCCGGTGCGCCCGCATTACCCCGACTATGGCCGACACACACGCTCCGTGCGCGTGTCGGTGCCAGACGTTGCAGAGAAGCGCTGGACTTACATGCGGAATTGGGTGGACTCGCAAATCAAAACCCCACCCCCACCAGAGCCCGATGGGCTGGCGGGGTCCGCTTGAAGGAAGGGTTAGGCGTGGTAGCTAGGCAACCTGGGTAGCACCCCGTTAGAGCGTTAGACAAGGAGACGACAGTGGCCATACCCGAAGACCTCGACGACCACCTTGACCAGATCGAATGTGGCCTTTTGATCGAGGCACTGAAGCAGAACCGCTACAACCGGACGAGAGCCGGCATGGCGATGGGCTTATCGCTGCGCCAGATGCGCTACCGCATGGCTCGACATGGCATAGAAATTTCCGCCATCAATGAAACAGCTAGCACGGACCGAAAACTGTCACCCACCGACCGAGAAGTGTCACCCTCAAACCGAAAACTGTCATCCGACTCTCATGACGTGGGAAAAGAAGTTGGTTTTCAGCCTTCAAAGGCATGGCACAGGACTGGCATATAGGAATGGGCCAGCGCGTTGCTGGCGCAACTCAAACCGGAGATAGACACCATGGCAAAGATCGGACGTTCCCTGCAAGACCTCGCAGCTGAAATCGAGCGGCGCGCGGAGGCAAAGCGGGACTTCATCGCGCCGGTGCCGAAGTTCGAGCTCGCAGTGGTGGACGACAAGCCCGCCATCGCGATCGCCAACGGCACCTTGCATCAGTTCGGCATCAACGACCTGGCCCACGGCCAGATCGCGGAGTACGCCGGCATCCCGATGGCCTACTACCGCCGCATGCTCGCGGACGACCCCAAGCTGCTGATCGACAACATCAACCGCTGGCTGAAGGACAAGGCCAAGGACGCGCGCATGCTGCGCACGCTGGACGGCAAGCTGCGTGCCTTCCTGTCAAACAGCTTCCGCCAGCTCGAGAACGAGGACCTGGCCGACGCGGTGCTGCCGGTGCTGCTGCAGCGCGACCTGATGATCCTGTCGTGCGAAATCACCGACCGCCGCCTGTACATCAAGGCCGTGGACCGCACGATCGAGGAGAGCGTGCCCACCGGCAAGATGATGGGCGACGGCGGCCACACGATTTTCGACACGATCAGCCCGGCCATCACCATCAGCAACAGCGAAGTGGGCAGCGGCTCGCTGCTGGTCGAGTACGGCGTGTGGACCAAGGCCTGCACGAACCTGGCCAGCTTCGGCGCCAACATGCGCCGCGCCCACCTTGGCAAGCGCGCCGAGCTGTCGGACGACGTGTACGAGATGCTGACCGACAACACCAAGCGCCTGACGAATGAGGCCGTGTGGGCGCAGACCACGGACATGGTGGCCGCGTGCTTCGAGCGTGCCAAGTTCGCCGCCACCGCGCAGCGCCTCGGCCAGGCCGCTGCCGACCAGGTGCCCGCGGAGAACGTCATCGAGGTCGTGGAGCGTGTGGGCCGCCGCTTCAGCTTCAACGAGGGCGAGCGCAAGGGCGTGCTGGCCGCGCTGATCGCCGGCGGTGACCTGAGCCGCTACGGGGTGCACAGCGCCATCACCCGCTACAGCCAGGAAGACGCCGTGGCCTACGACCGCGCCACCGAGTTCGAGCGCATCGGTGGCGAGGTGATCGAGATGGCCCCGGCGCAGTGGCGTGAAGTGGCCACCGTGGCCAAGGCCGAGAAGCGCGAGCTGGTCGCCGCCTGACGGCACCCGTCTGCCCCGTGACAGGGGGCAGCAAGGTGACGCCATCCTGGCCGCCGCAACCACAAGGAGAGAACGATGCTGAAGACCCCCACCCTGACCGCCCTGGCCGTGAGCCTGGCCCTGATCTTCGCCCCGCTGGCCGCAGAGGCCAAAGGCAAGAAAACGAAGAAGGCGACCGCCGACAAGGTGGCCAAAACCAAGAACTGGCCCAGCAAGGCCCCGAAGGCGAAATAACCAGCCGGTTGCCCAGCGTGCTGGGCTCCCGAGTGGCTATCGACCATGCAACAGAGGACAGAACGATGCACTTCTTCAGAGTCTTTGACAGCGCGATCCCTGACGAGGACGCACCGCGCGCACGCTATGAGCGGACCCAACTCGAGGCGCACAATGATGCCAAGGCCCGGCCCGGCGTGATCCGCGAAAGCGTGCGCATTGAGCTGGTCGACGTCACCGTGGACCAGTCCGGCGTGTGCCGCATCCTGAACGACGACAAGATCAAGCACCGGCTGCTGCGCACGTGGAAGCTGACGCCGCGCGGTGGCATGGTCGATTGTGAGAACGGGGAGTGATCATGGGCCCCGTGCGCAACATCGACGGTACTCTGTCAGGCTCGCCCGAGGACATCGCCGCGCTGACGCGCGAACAGGTCGAGGCGTTGCCGGTTGAGGTGCGTGGCCGCACGGCCTGCATCAACTGCGCGCAGCCATTCCGCCGCAACGTCAACGTGTTCAGCGTCGACGGCTGGCATGAGGTCGCCATCAGCGGCATGTGCGAGACCTGTTTCGACGCCGTGTGTGCAGAGCCTGACGACGAGGAGACCAACCCGTGACCACCATCCCCATCCCCCGCTGGCGCTTGTTCACTCGCTTTGCGTTGCAACACGAAGCGCAGCACCTTGACCGTCGCATCGACGAGGCCGAGGATCTTCTGGAACATCGCCACGATGCCCTGAACGAGGCCGAGTGGGATGACTACAAGGCGCTGCGCATCAGGCGAGAAGAAATCCGGGCACTGCTGTCATGAAAACGCATCTGCTGCTGTTGCTGGTGGTCCTGCTGCTGATCTTCTGGGTCTACAGCAAGGGCTGCGACACGGATACCGACTGCGGCTGCGCCACTGACTGCATGGAAGCCAAGCCATGAGAAACAGCAACCACACCCGCGCGGAGATGCTGCCACTGCCGTTCGACCCGCTGGCCGGGCTCGAGGTGATCGAGCCGCGCAACCGCATGGAAGAAGACGAGGCCATGCGACAGTACGAGCTCGAGCGCCTGCGCGCTGGGGAGCCTACGTGATGCAGCGCCGAGGATTTCTTGGCATGTTGATGGGCATGGCTGCTGCACCAGTCCTGGCGCGCGTCCCACTTTTTGAGCCTCGCGTGGGGCTTGTGTTGCTCGATGCGCCAACAGTAATCCTGCCGACGATCCACGAGTGGGGCATGGTCGTGGGCGTGTCCATAGAGGGCTTGGGCATCGTTCCAGGTGTGGCTTTTGGCCGATTGCTACGTGGTGACCAGTCTATGCTTGATCTACCGGTAAGCGCCCAAGGTGGCTATGCGCATTGGCAACCACCACTCGGAGGCGAAATCTTGTTCACGCCCGAGCACCCGCTAGTGCTTGACGCAAGCGGCGTGTGCTCTGTGAGCATGAGCTTTCTCGACAACGAAGGTCGGCCATGGGTGCGTCGCATCACCGACGGGAAAGTGGTTGATATTTCAGCGCGGGCATCATGACGACTCAAAATCCAAACCAAGTCACGCGCGTGCTCGCACCGATCACCCTGACCCACATCGCCCTGCAAGCCGAGCTGCTGGTGGCTGAAATCAACGCGATGCGCACCGGCGGCCACGACTTCGAGCAGAGCGACGTCGACGAGTTGCACCGCATGGTGGCCAACTGCCTGCTGTTCATTGAACCAGGAGCCGCACGTGAATAGCACAACGATCAGGCCCGGGCCGGTCGCATGTCCGCGTTGCAGCAGCAGCGCAAACATGCGCTATGTCGATCACGGCCGAAATCTCTACTGCGGACGGTGCCGCTACTGCGGCCCGGTCATACCACAAGACAAGGCGGCCATCGACGCGTGGATGGCCGACTGGCGCAGACGTATGGTGGCCGACGTGACCACCGACATCGAACGCGTCACCGACATGCGCAGCATCAGCATCGGGGGCCCCGCCGCGCAAAAGAACTGCCGCAACTGCGGCGCACCCCATGAACCCAAGCACCCGCACGCTTGCGGCTGGTGCACCACCCCACGCTGAAAGAGAGCACGATGGACCAGCTGACTGACCCGCGCGAGATGCGCCAGCGCCTGCGGCGCGTGGCTTACGGCCGAGACCGAATCGACGGCCGGCCCGTGAGCATGGCCGAAATATCGCCGACCAGCGCACTCGTCAACGCTTGCATGCGCATGGGCGAGCGCGAAGGCTGGTCGGGCGAAGACACGATGACCGCGCTGGCTTACCACGCGCTGAGGCGCTGCGAGGCGCTGCAGGACAGCATGCTGTACGAAGCGTCGATCAGGCCGTCGCCGTTCATGACTCCTAAGGACTGACCATGCCGCGCCAGAACTTCAACACGCCAGCCGAGCGCTCGAACGCCAACAGAGACTTCGCGCGGCGCGTGGCCGAGCTGATGCACGCCAACCCTTCCCCGTTGACTCGCCTGCTGAGCGAGCCGACACTTTCACCACCAAAGGAGCCGATGATGAACGAACCCGTTGAACAGCCCCGCATGACCAGTCTGGACCGCCGCATCGAGGCATCGCGCCTGCGCGGAGAGCGCGAACGCGTGCAACAGGGCAAGCCGGTCGACGGCCTGACCAGCCAGCTGAGCACCAAGGACAAGGACGTGCCGCTGCAGCGTGGCGGCACGATCATCAACATCCCCGAATTCAAGGGCCTGCTGGTCGAAGGCGCTCAGGACTGCCCAGCCGACGCGAAGCTGAGGCCTCACACCATGTACCTGACAAATGGCTGGAACGCCATGCCCAAAGAGGCCGGCGAGGACATCCTGCAGGCCATCACCCAGCTGAACGGCCAGGACGCCGAGCTGGCCCGCCAGCACACGCCGCCATGGTTGCAAGCCACCTATCCGGGCAACCAACGCGTCGCCAAAGCCATGTCGACGCTCATTCAGGCCATGAAGGCCGAACCCCAATATGCCTTGAACTGGCACGCCAGCTTGGTCATGGCGTATGTGAGCGAGACCCCTGCCCCGCGGTTGACTGAATCTCGGCGGGACGCGAACCGCGCGGCGGCCCGGTTCATGGAGTGCATCTTCGGTGTTGATACGACACAAGCCCATCAGGCCCCGCAAGTATCTGAAAAGGCGGTCCGCCAGTGGCCGGTGACCGTGTTCGACGAACTGGCGGCAAGAGTGGAAGCCGGAGAGCCGCGCAGGATGTTCAACTGGATCAAACGCGAATGGGTTACCGTTGAGGCAAGCAGCGTGCACGAAGCAGAGCAAATCCAGCAAGCCGGCAGCCAGTACATGCTCCCGAAGCGCAACCCGCTGTAGACTCAGGCCCTGCACCAAGGAGCACTGCATGGGAAGCGTCAGCAACAGCACCAGCGACGAACTGCACCGCGAGGCGGACGAAATCACCAACCCGCGCAAGGTGCTGGCCCGACGCGAGGCCACGGCGATGGGCGACAGCGGCTCGACGCCGGCTGCCCAGCCCGCTGGCGACATGACCCAAACCCAGTTCACCAAGACCACGCGGCGCGGGCCCAGCACGCCGCCGGCTGACATGCTCAAGCGTCAGCGCGACAATTGATCCCGCCCACCAACCGCAACAGGAGTGCCACATGGCCAAGTCCGCCCCCATCAATCCCATGACCGGCCCCAGCGCTGGTGTGAACGCCCCCCAGCTGACCACCAAGCCATCGCAGCACACGGACAGCTTCCAGGGTCATGCGATGACCAAAGGCGTGCACTTCGAGGGCAGCAAGCGCGATGTCGAACCCAAGGGCATGAGGGAAGGCAGCAAGCGCGAAGAAGCCTTCGACCGCGGCGTGGTCTCGAAGCAGAGCCACCCCCACGCTCCGCACCGCGAGAAGAAGATGCGGGGAGAGGGCTCTTACTGAACTGAGTCTGTCCCGGTACGTGTATCCGGGTCGCCACCGCAAGCGTAGAGCGGCATGCCACCTGAAAGGGCGGCGCCAGATTGTTGCCGGGCCAGCGGATAGGAAACCGCTACGCGGGCGCACGTGAAGTGGCATCGAAGCCATGAAGGGCGCGCTTCCGTTCACATCGGATGGGCAGCTTGTGATGACGGCGGGAAAGACCGCACAAGATACACCCCAAGGGGGCAAGCTGGCCCAGCGCCAGTGTCGAAGGTCATGGTGTCCGGTCGCCTCGCAGGGTAGCCGGGCCGAGGGCTCAATCGGAGCACAGCGCCTGCGATCGACGCCCCCGCTACGCCGAAGCTGAGAGGCAAACCCCCGGGCCTTGCGTGCCCGGGGTCTTGGAGACCACCATGACCAGGCTGAACACCAAGACCCGCAATGCTCTGCCCGCCAGCCAGTTCGGCTTGGTCGGTGCCCGCGCCTACCCCGTCAACGATCAAAGCCACGCAGCAAACGCCAAAGCGCGCGCCACGCAGCAGGTCGAGGCCGGCAACCTGAGCCCCAGTCAGAAAGCCACGATCGACCGCAAAGCGGATGCGGTGCTCAAACGCGGGAAATGATGCGCCGACGCGTGTAGCGCTTGTCCTACACCCAGCTCTTGCCCAGAGGCGTGCCGCATTGCACAATCCGCGCCACGGAGCACTGGTGAACCCACCCGTCCGGCCAGAAGCCGGTTGACGCGTGGCCACAGGCAACCCAGCCCGCGAAGCTGGTGAGCCAGAGGGTAGACGTAAGCCACCACCAGCGACCTCCTCGTCTGCGCCACCGCAATGGCGCAGACCACCTACACCAGAACGGCCCCGGCACTGAAACCGCGGGCCGTTCGCCATTCCAGACCGTAGAATGCACATGCTGCAGGCGGCCGGAACCGCCCGCAGGCATCTGTCTCTCCTTGATCGAGCAATCGGTCTTTGTGCCCGGGTTCTCAGCGGACCCGGGCACCATTTCCAAAGCGTGTCCGCAACCCAGACACAAGCCGTAAACTCCCGCCCCATGTCAACATGGAGCGCGCGATGAACGACGACACCCTGGCCAAGGCCCAGAAGCTCAAGGACACCATCGACGACCTCAAGGATCTCCGTGCCCGCTGGTGGAACCAGAAGCCACCAGGGACGAAAAGCATGGGCGATGTGGTCCGCATCGAGGTCGACGGCCAGGTCTGGGCCACCGCCGTCCACGCCATCTGCGCCGACATCGACTCCAAGTGCGCCGCGCTGCAAGCCGAGTACAACGCGCTGTGACCAAGGCCCCCAAGCCCAGCAAGGCCGACCTGGTCCCGGTCGACTGGCAAGCCATCGAGCCACACTGGCGCGCTGGCATTCGCACCCCCACTGCAATCTCCAAGCAATTCGGCGTCTCGCGCGCAGCGATCATCAAGCACGCACGCAAGCACGGATGGGAACGTGACCTGAGACCCGACATCACCGCCAAGGCGGACCGCATCGTCGCAAGCTCAGCGGTTACACAGGACTGGCCGGAAGTGGTTACGCCAAAGGTTACGCCGGAACCACTTTTCACTGACGCGCAGATCACCGAAGCTGGCGCTCAGCAGCTGGCAATGGTGCAACTCGGGCACCGTGAAGACATCGCCATGCTGCGGTCGATCATCCGGGGGCTGGCGCGCGAGCTCAGCCTGACCATCGACGCACCCGAGCGGTTCGGCATGATCTACGACGCCCTGTCCAACCCGAGCGAACCCGCGATCGCTGCACTGCGCGATATGGCCGACCTGATCAACAGCCTACCGGCGCGCACGAAAATCGCCAAGGATCTGGCCGACGCGCTGCACAAATGCATCGGCATGGAGCGCGAGGCGTTCGGCCTCGACACTGAGGGTGGGACCAACGGCGACCGCTACACCGTGCTGATCAAGGACTACACCGGCCGCGGTGATCCTGACAGCCCACGCGCGCGCAGCGCAGCCGAGGACGCATGAGTACCGTCACGCGATACCAGAATGGGCTTGAGGTGCGAGAAATCGCGGGCCGAGACCGCGCGACGACGGTTTCGGCATCGTCTGGCGATACTTCAGGCCTTTTCAGCCAGTTCAGCAATGGCGACGGCACCTACAACGGCGTGAAGATGCTGGCCCATATCAGCGGCCTGAGCGAGGCCGAAGTGGCATGGACAGCGGCCAGGCTCAAACAGCTCATGGTCGTTGAAAAGATGCCGCGTGTAGAGGCCAAGCGCATCGTGGCCAACGAGTCGCGCACTCGCCCATGGGAGGCGCCCTGATGTTCGGCACCGAACGCCGGATGGAGTTCAGCTACAAGGCGCAGGGCCCCGTCGTCGCCTCGTACATCCGCGACAAGGCACAGCGCAGCTTCATCATGGGCCCGCTCGGGTCCAGCAAGACGAATGGGTCGTGCTGGAAGGCCTTCCGGGTGATGATCGACCAGGAGCCTGACCGCGAGGGCGTGCGGCGCACCCGCCAGGTGGCCATTCGCAACACCTACGGCGACCTGCTGACCACGACGGCCAAAGACTGGCTCGACATGTTCTCGCCGCTGGGCATCTGGCGCGAGGGTGGGCGCGAACCGCCGAGCCACACGCTGGACTTCATGCTGCCGCCCGAGGTGCCAGGCGCATCAGGCCCGCGCGGCAAGCCCACGCGCGTGCTCGGGGAGATGATCTTCCTGGCCCTAGACCGCGAGGAGCACGTGAAGAAGCTGCGCGGCCTGCAACTCACCGCCGGCATGCTGTCCGAGGTCAAGGAGCTGCCGTTCGCCGTGGTCGAGATGCTGGACTTGCGCATCGGCCGCTACCCGCAGGGCGAGATTGGCCCAACGTGGCACGGCATCTTTGGCGACACCAACGCGTGCGACACCGACCATTGGTACTACATCATGGCCGAGGAGAAGCGCCCCGAGGGGTGGCACTTCCACCGCCAGCCCGGTGGCGTGATCCGCGACAGCGTGGATTCGCCCTGGAAGACAAACCCTGACGCCGAGAACCTGCGCAACCTGCCGCTGGGCTACTACTCGAAGGGCGCCGAGGGCAAGGACGAGGACTGGATCAAGGTCAACTTGGCCAACGAGTACGGTTTCGTGCGTGATGGCAAGGCCGTGTACCCGAACTACCGCGACGCAGTGATGTGCAAGGAGTTCACGCTGGTCAAGGAGCTGGGCATCTACGTTGGGCTGGACTTCGGCCTGACACCCGCTGCGCTGATCGGCCAGCAGACCGTGGATGGGCAGTGGCGCTACCGCCACGAGCTGGTGACCGAAGACACCGGCATCCTGAGCTTCGGCGACGAGCTCAACCTGTTCATGCAGAAGCACTACGCCGGGTGGCCGATCAACGGCATCTACGGCGATCCGGCCGGCGACCAGCGCCAAGGCGGCGATGCCGAGATCCGCACCGCGTTCCAGCTGCTCAAGAGCAAGGACATCATCGCCACACCCGCGCCGGGCAACAACGACTTCGCGCTGCGCACCGAGGCCTTTGGCGCCCCGATGACGCGTCTGATCGATGGCGAGCCCGGCATGCTGATCCACCCTGACTGCGTGGTCACGCGCAAGGGCCTGCAGGGCGGCTATGCCTACAAGCGCATCCGCGTGGTCGGCTCTGATCGCTTCCGCGACATGCCCGACAAGAACAAGTACAGCCACCCCTGCGAGGCCGGCCAGTACTTGGTGCTCGGTGCCGGAGAGGGTCGCAAGGTCATGGGTACCCAGAGCACGACGCGCTCCAAGGACGTGGACGAATTCAGACGAAAAATGGGATATGCCACATCATGAACATCCAGCAAGTAGCCGCCACCACCGACGCCAGCGCCCTCGAAGTCCCCACGCTGCGCTACGTGCGCGACGACACGCCCGAGTACACCTCGAGCATGGACAAGGCCCACCCGGGCTCGTTCAACCTGACCCGGCTCGAGCGCCTGGTGTCGGACTGCGACCAGCAACCCAACTGGCGCCCACGCGCCGATGTGGCGGCTGCCTTCGTCGACGGCAAGCAGTTCACGCCCGAGCAGGAGGCCGCGCTGGTGGCCGAGGGCCTGCAGGACGTGCGCCCGACCAACCTGGTGGGCCGCGTGATCCGCTCCGTGTGCGGCAGCGAGGCCAAGGCCCGCACCGACATCAAGGTCGAGGCCGACGACGACGAGAGCAGCGACGTGTGCGACGTGCTGAACCAGTCGATGAAAGAGGCCCAGCGCGAGACCTTCGCCGACATGGCCGTGTCGGATGCCTACTTCGGCCAGGTCACCACCGGTGTAGGCTGGGTCGAGGTGGCCGAGGCCGAAGATCCGCTCGACTACCCCGATCGCGTCAGCAGCGTGCACCGCAGCGAGCTCTGGTGGGACTGGAAGAGCACGAACATCGTGCTGCGCGAGGGCTGCCGGTGGATCGTGCGAAAGCGCTGGGGCGACCTGGACGAGCTGGAAGCCAAGATGCCGCGCAACCGCGAGTTGCTGCGCCAGGTCAGCAACGGCTGGAGCGGCTTCGTCTTCGACGACACCATGGACGACACCACGCGCATGGTGCTGGACCGCAACTGGGCCGACGAGACCCGGTGGAGCAACTACCAGCGCCGCACCGACTGGTACGACGGCGCCCGCAAGCGCGTGAAGCTCTACGAGATTTGGTACAAGTGCCCCGCCATCGGCGTGATCCTGCACCTGAGCCCGTCGCGCCGCATCCTGTTCGACGAGAGCAACCCAGTGCACGTGCAGGCCGTGATGTCCAACAAGGTCAAGGTGACCAAGCAGCTGACCACACAGGTCCGCATGAGCCTGTTCGCCGGCCCGCACCGCCTGCAGGACGTGGGCACCACACGGCGCAATTTCCCCTACGTGCCGTTCTTCGCCTACCGCGACGACGAGGACCAAAGCCCGTATGGCCTGGTTGAAGGCATGATCAGCCCGCAGATGGAGTACAACAGCCGGCGCATCCGCATCAACTGGCTGCTGCGCGCCCGTCAGATCGTGATGGACAACGATGCGCTGGACACCAAGGTCAACACCCTGGCCGACATCGCCGACCGGGTGAACCGCCCCGACCTGACCGTGGTGCTCGACAGCGAGCGCGCCAACAAGAACGACACCGCTTTCCGCGTGGGCAACAACCTGAGCCTGCAAAAGGAGCAGGTCGACGTCATGCAGGACGCCAAGCAGCTGATCCAGGACGTGCCGGGCGTCTACGGCAGCCAACTGGGCCAGCAAGCCAGCGGCGTGACCAGCGGCATCGCCAACAGCCTGCTGATCGAGCAGGGCGCCGTGGCCATGGGCGACCTGAACGACAACTACCGCCACAGCCGCCGCATGGTGTACGAGCTGCTGCTCGAGAACATCGTGAACCGGCACAACACCGCCGACCTGCAGGTCATGATCGGCCGTGGCAGCTCGCGCCGCGTGGTGGTGCTGAACCACTTCGATCCCCAGTCGGGCCAGATCGTCAACAACGTCAGCGACGCACCGGTGCGCGTGGGCCTCGGCGAGGTGCCCAGCACGCCCGGCTTCCGCATGCAGCAGCAGCAGCAGATCGCCACGATCATCGGCGCGCTGCAGGCCAACCCGCAGGCCGTGGCCGTGCTCACGCCCTCGTTCATTGAGGCCACCGACCTGCCCAACCGCATGGAACTGGCCGACGACCTGCGCCGCGCCACCGGCATGCCCACGGCCGGCGACAAGCAAGCCCAGGCCAAGATGCAGGAGCAGCAGGCCCAGCAAGCCGCCCAGCAGCAGCAGGTCCAGCAGGCCGCGGTGCAGCTTGGCATGGAGGAACAGGCCGCGAAGATCAACAAGATCAAGAGCGAGACCGAGCTCAACAGCGCCAAGACCTTCGAGATTGGCCACGCCGTCGGGCTGGGCCAGCGCCAGGCCGCGGTCGACGAAACAGCGGCAGCCGCACCAGACCCCGAGGCCGAGAAACAGCGCCTGATCGACGAGGCCATGGCCGAAGCCCAAGGCTCACCGGCTGTCGCCCAGCAGGCGAGCGAGCCCGCCATGCACCCATCTGATGCAGTTCCGGCGTGACCGGGAATCAGACACTGGCTAAACTCGCGACACTTTCAGCCCCCAACGGACCAGTCCGTGACCGTTGGGGCGTACACAACGGCAAGCCGAGCGCCAGGAATCATCCACCTAGCGCCCGTGTACTCAGGGTGGAGGCCGCAAGGCCGCGGTGATGCCAACCGTCAAAAGGCGCGAAGGAACAGGAAATGAACAGCGGATCAAACGACATCGACGCGAACGACATGAACGACCTGGCAGAGGCACAGAGGGCATCCCTCGCCGCTGACGCTGCGCTGTTGACCGACGCGAAAGATGACGCGACCCCGCCAGCACCAGCGCCAAGCCCGGCGCCCGCACCGGCTCCCGCCCCAGCCGCAGCACCAACCCCAGCAGCTGCACCGGCCGCCGCAGCACCTGCTGCAGCCCCAGCCGAGGCTCCCGCGGAACAGCCCAAGGGCGACTTGCGAGGAGCGCTGCGCGCATCCCGGCATCAGGAACGGCTGAACCGCGAACGAGCCGAAACGCTCGCCCGCGAGAACGAGGAACTGCGCAAGCTGATCCCCGCGGCCAACGGCACCTTGCCTGCCATCGACGACAAGCTGAAAGGCGACCTCGAGCAGTACGCGCCCACCGCGCTGACCGCCATCGAGGAGCGTGACGCTGAGATTGCACGCCTGCGCAAGCAGATCACGGCTGCACCCCCGCCTGCTCCCACCAAGGAGTTCAAGCCCGACGTGCTGCCCGCCAACGTGCAGGAACTGGTCGATGACATCCCCGAGCTGGTGAGCTGGCAGAACGATCCCGACAAGCAGTCCGAGTGGACTGCCGCCGTCGACGCTGACATTTTCCTGTCGGGTACTGCAGCATGGAAGGGCAAGCCCCTTGCCGAACGCATGGTCGAGGCCGTCAAGATGGTCAAGACCGCCAATGCAACCGCTGCGCCTGCACCCGCCCCCGCGCCGGCCCCCGCCGCCCCCACTGCCGCAGAGCTCCAAGCGCGACTCGACGCCATCCCGGTCGCGCAACGCACTGTCACGGCTGGTGGACTTCGCAGCGGGGAAATGCCCGACAACGAAATCCCCGACTTCCACCAGATGGCAGCCAAGGGCATGAGCGATGAGGAAATCATGGCTCGCCTGAACTGACCACGCTGGTGGCGGTCTCCAACCTCTGAAAGACCACCACCATGTCCAGCACCAGCATCCCCAGCGGCTCGCCGCAGGCAAATAAGCAGTACAGCAAGGCGCTCGCCGCGATGGCGACGCGTCAACCCACGCCCGTGAAGATGCTCACCGGCCCGATGTCCACCGAGGACTCGGCCATGCGCAAGCTGCGTCAGCAGACCACGATCGACATGCCCATCGTGCGCGTCGACGAGCTGACCAAGGGCCCCGGCGATCGCGTGCAGATCGATTGCGCGCACGTCATCAAGCTGCGCCCGACGATGGGTGACACCAATGCCGAGGGCAAGGGCGCCGCGCTGAAGTACAGCAGCCAGGACATCCTGATCGACATGGCCACGCTCCCCGTGTCGGCCGGCGGCAAAATGACCCAGCAGCGCACCCCGCACTCGATGCGCCAGAACGCGCTGATGCAGCTCAAGGGCGGCATGCCGCGCTTCCGCTGGCAGCGTTGCCAGGTCATGCTGGCCGGCGCGCGTGGCAACCAGGACGGCAACGACTGGATCGTCCCGCAGCAAAGCGATCCCGAGTTCGCGGACATCATGATCAACGCGCTGAAGGCGCCGACGTACAACCGCCACTACGTGGTGAATGCGGCGTCGCTGACCCAGGGCGGCCTGCAATCGGCATCCCTGGCCACGACCGACATCCTGAAGCTGTCGCACATCGACGAGCTGGCAGCGCTGTGGTCGGAAATGGCGACGCGCATGGCGCCGATCCAGATCCCGGGTGACCCGGCGGCCAGCGATGACCCCATCAAGGGCATCCTGCTGATCGACGAGCTGGTCTGGGACGGTCTGATCACCGACACGACGGCGAGCAACAACATCCGTACGTTCGAAACCAACGCGATGAAGCGTGCAGAGTACGGCAACCTGAAGGCCCACCCCTTGTTCAGCGGCTCGCCGATCCTCTGGAACGGCATCCTGATGCGCAAGATGACCACTGGCATCCGGTTCGCGGCCAGTGACGCCTACAACTACGTGGCGGTGGCCAACCGGCTGACCGCAGCGGAGACCACGGGCGCCGTGTCGGCTTCGCTGTCCACCACGCACGTGATGGCACGCTCGCTGTTCCTCGGTGCGCAAGCGCTGGGCATGGCGTCGGGCGCGAACCAAACCAGCGAGGAAACCTACTCCCTGCTGGAGAACCGCACGAACTTCGGCCGCAACCTCGAATTCGCCGGTGAAATCATCGGTGCCGAGCAGAAGCTGCGCTGGAGCCTGCCGAACGCCGCCGGCGACCTCGAGCCCACCGACTTCGGTGTGCTGGTGATCGACAGCGTGGTGCGCAAGCGCGTGAGCTGATCAACTGACGGGGCTTCGGCCCCATCGTCAAACCCTCAACTTCAAGGATTCTCACCATGGCCTCCCTCAAGAGTCAAAAAGCCCTCTCGCCGCAGCCGATGCGCGTGGACGGCACTGCTGTCTCGATCATCGACAAGATCGTCCTCGGCTTGGCATCGACCGCCGCCGGCGCTGTCGGCACGCCGGCTGCTGCCGACACGATCGACTTCCGCGTGCCAGCCGGCGCGCAAGTCAGCCAGTTGGCGTTCCAGATCGACGACAGCGACACCGGCACGACCTTCGTGTTCGGCGTCGGCTATCGCGCTGTGGACACGTCCAGCTCGTTGGCTGCCAGCTCGACCTACTTCGCCGCTGCCGGTCAAACGACCGGCCAGGCTGGAGGCCGACTGATCTGCGCGTTCAAACCGATCATCTTCCAGGAGGACGTGTACGTGCAGATGGTGGTCGGCACCGCGCCGACTGGCATCTCCGGTAACCCGGAAATCTGGATGATCTGCGACATCAATCAGCTGGGTCCGAAGTAAAAGGGCCAGGGGACGCCTTGCGGTGGTGTCCCCACCCTCACCACCAACAATCAGGAGCGACGATGGACTACGACCCGAATGAACCGATGGTGCTCGTGGAGCTGGTCCGCGACATCGAACTGAAAGACGACTGCCGCAACTACACCGACATCGTGTGGATCGGCAAGGGTGATGTGCAGGAGTACCCGAAACGGCTCTGGCCCAAGCTGGCCGAGCACAAAGACACGTGGAAGCTGGTCACCCAAGCCCAGCCCACCGCCGATGAGCTGGCAGTGCTCGAAGCCGAGAACGCCAGGCTGCGCGCGCAGATCGCGGCCGGCGATGGCAAGGATCTGATCACCGTCGACGTCGTGACCGAGTTGACCGCCGAAGACCTGGCCAAGATGAGCGACGAGGATGTGCGCGCCGAGGGCGCCAAGCGCAAGTTCGGCCTGCATCACCGCCTCGCGCCCGATAAGCTGCGCCCCGCCTTCCTCGAAACCCAGGCCGCACGCGCTGCCGCCAAGGAGTAGCGCGTGGGCACCTTGCTGGTCAGCGCCCTGATCGTCAGCTACCGACGCATCCTGCTGGACCCGTCACCTGGCGTGACGTGGCTAGATGCCGACTTTCTGCGCATGACCAACAAGGCCGAGCGCCTGGCCTGCCTGCTCAAGCCCGAGATCCTGACCGCACGCGCTGCGATACCGCTTGTGGCCGGCTCGCACCAAACGCTGCCGGTCGGTGGCATCGCGCTGTTTGACCTCTACGAGAACGCAGGCAGCAAGCGCCGCGTGTCGCAGATCAGCCGCGCCAACATGGACGCAGCGAATCGCGTCTGGCCCGCGGCCACGCCTGAGCAGGACGTGCAGCATTGGACGTTCGACCCGCGCACGCGCAAACAGTTCGAGTGCTTCCCGCCCAACGACGGCAGCGGTTCCGTGGTCGGCCTCTATGGGATCACGCCCACGCCGATCGCCGCAGTGGGCAGCGCGATCAACCTCGACGACATCTACGAGGCCGTGCTCGAGGCCTTCGTGGTCTCGCTGGCCTACGCCGAGAACACCACCCGGCAAGACCTGGCCAAGATGGCGAGCTACGATACCCAGGGCAAGCAACTGCTCGGCGTGAGCACGTCGGCCCAGATCGCCACGGCCCAGAAGTCGGCCAATCCAGGAGGCACGTGACATGACCCAGGTGCTCGTCAAGGACATCATCGCCCCGGTCTGGCAGAAATGCCCGTCAGCCCCGATCACCACGGTCGTGCAGGCTTACATGGATGCCGCGCGGCAGTTCTGCAACCGCTCGCGCTGGCTGCGCGCCACCATTGCCGGCGCCACCATCGTCGACCAGCGCCTGTACGCACTCGGGAGCGACCCGTACAACGAGATTATTGGCATCTCGGCCATCGACATCACCGAAGCGGCTGACGACATCCACGGCCTGATCGGCAAGAACTCCGAGGAGTGGGACACCACCGAGGCCAACGATGTGCCGAAGTACTACCAGTACGTCCCTGAAGGCTCATTCGCGGTGCACCCGAAGGCCGATCAAATCTACACCTTGAATGTGGGTGTGGTGCTGCAGCCGAAGGCAGGATCGAACAGCGTCGATGACACGCTGCTGATCAACTGGAGCTATACGCTGCAGCATGGCGCGCTGGCCTACCTGTTGGGCATGGGCGGCCAGCCGTGGACCGACAAGGCCGAAGGCCAGATGCACGCAGCGCACTTCCGCAGCGAGACCGCCAGCGCATCGCACAACGCGGCCGGCGGCTACAACCCAGGTTCGATCCCAGCCGATGCGCTGGGCCCGCGCTCTAGTGGCGTGCGCACTAAGATGCAGGCCATATGAGCGGCGCATCCACATCCTTCTCTGTGCAGGCAGGCGATGACAGCGGCCATGTCCCTTTGGCGCCCGGCGTGATGCCACAGTACATCCAGTTTCGCTTCAACGGAGTAGACCTGGGCGGCCCTGATGCCGACACAGTGGACTTCGTAGGATCAGGCTTCAATGTGACACGCGGCACTGGCGCCAACGCCAACAAGATCACGGTGTCCTTTGGATGACTTCCTAGACAACACGCCGGAAGATCCGATCTGGGACGAGAGTTCGCCGGTTAGGCCAAACCTGCCAGCGTCTTTTACGCTGATGCCTGTTGCCGCAGCAAGCACGGCCTTTGCAGTCGGCGCCAAGGACTCAAGCAGTCAAAGAACCCAATTCAACCAGTTTATTCAATGGATGTTATTGGGCGCAAATTTAGGGTCTCCGACCGTTCAGGTCATAGACATCATTGGCGACCCAAATTTGATCAGCGTTACTCGCGGCGTTGGCGAAAACAAAAACGTCATCACTATCAGAAAATCTCGGTCTCCGATATTCGTGGCCGTGGCGCGGTCTGGAGCGCAACGGGTCATGACGAGTTCCGATGGAATCACATGGTCATTGCACAACGCAGCTTCGGCAAGGTCGTGGACAGCCGTGTGCTACAGCCAGACGTTGAATCTCTACTGTGCAGTAGCTTCCGATGGTATAGGCGATGGTGTCATGACCAGTCCAGATGGAATAAATTGGACAAGCCGAACACCCGCAGGAAATTGGGACTGGGAGTCAGTTTGTTGGAACGGGTACGTATTCATCGCGGGTGCCCAATCAGGGATCGGGGCCAACAGAATAATGACCAGCCCAGATGGCATCAACTGGACGATGAGAGTGGCTGCGTTTGGAGCAAATTGGGGTTCGCTTGCAAGCAATGGAACTGTTGACGTTTCTGTGGCTGCGAGTTCTGTACCTCTTAATGTTCAATATAGCCAGGATCACGGTGTCACTTGGACGAATGCAACCAATCCAGACTCAAGTTCAAATGTTTCCTTCAAAGGAGTTGCCTGGAGCGGCATTAATTTCATAGCTATTGAAAACAGTTCATCAGTCAACACCCAAGTGTTGACCAGCCCAGATGGGGTTATCTGGACGGCGAGAGTTGCGCTGGGAACGGCGCATTCTTGGGGATGCATAGCGATGGGGAGTGTCAACGGCGTGACTCGTGCTGTTGCAATCGCAGTGAGTGTGTTGGGTGGCCTCCAAGTAATGACTAGCGACGATCATGGATTGACGTGGTCTGGGTTCGCTTCATCGATCGCGAATACATGGCGCGGCGTTGCGTGGAACGGCAGCATATTTGCCGCTGTCGCAGACGTAGGATTAAACACCCGCGTCATGACTTCTCCAGATGGTCACGCTTGGACCACACAGGTAAACCCAGCAGACAACATTTGGACTTCAATTTGCTCTAATCAGGCACTTTTCTAATGAAGATCGACATTCAGACATTCAAAGGAGAGGCGCCACGGCTCAGCCCGCGCAACCTGCCCAACGAGCTCGCGCAGAACGCCACCAACGCGCGGCTGCAGACCACTGACCTCGAGGCCTGGCGGCAGTTCGTTCAGATCAAGGTGCTCAGCGCCTTCACGCCGAGCGCGCCGGTCAAGACCATCTACAAGCTCAATGGCGCGTGGCTCAGCTGGAAAGAGCAGGTCGACGTCGCGCGCGGCCTGATTCCTGGCGATGCCAGCTACTTCACCTTCCTAACCTGCCCAGCGCTCTACGCGGTGCCGCAGTACACCACGTACGCGCTGGCCACCGGCGGCGCTGAGCCCTATCCAGTCGTCACGCGTCCGCTGGGCATGCCGGGCCCGACCGTGGCGCCCACGCTGGTCGTGACCGTGAACCCGGCAGCCGACACCGCGGTCAACGTGACCGACGATGGCAGCAACCTCGCTGCTTCGTGGACTGTTGTGGGCCTGCTGCCTGGTGTACGCGAGTTCACGCAAGAAGCCGGCTTCGGCAATCCAGCGCCGTGCTACCGCCTCTATGAGGACCATGCGACGGTATGGGGACATCGGGACTTCGGCACCGCGGACAGCTCTTCAACGACGTTCAACTGCGATTTTTGGTTCGAGCTCGGGGACGGGAACCACCAGTGCGGCTTCGCGATCGGCAACGATTCGGCTGGCAGCGGCATCCGCGTGCAGATCAACACCAACGGCGCCGACTCGCTGTTCCAGATTGGCTCGGGCATCAACTGGGAGGACGAGTGGGCCGCCACCACTTTGTCGCACATCGGCATCATGACCAGCGAGACCTGGTACACGATGCGCGTGACCACGACGACGAACGAGGATGGCACGACCACGGCAGTTGCCACCATCCTGAACGGCGCGGTCGAGGTCGCTTCGCTCACGCTCAAGCAGTCCTTCGCCAAGGGCGGGTTCTTCGGCCTCACTGCACGTTCCACGAATGCGCAGGCCACGCGCTACGACAACATCGTGGTGACTGGCTCGGGTTCTCTGAACCCTGCTGTCGTCGTCAACACAGCCACCAGCTACGTCTACACGTACAGAGGCGCGAACGACTGGGAGAGCGCGCCCAGCCCGGCCAGCGTGACCGTGCTGCGCCCTGATGGTGTCTCGGTGACCGTCACCACACCCACGACCACACCCTACGACCCGCTGTACGGCATCGACACCAAGGTGATCTATCGCGCAGTGACCGGTGCGAGCGGAACGGTCTACCTGCTCGTCGACGAGACACCACTGGCGCAGGCCGACTACGTGGACGTGCTCGACGACAGCGTGATCAGCACTCCCGGCACGCCGTTGCCCTCAAGCGACTGGGATCTGCCGCCGCCTACGCTGCAAGGCATCATCGCGCTGCCTAACAACTGCATGGCTGGGTTCTTCCGCAACCAACTGTGCTTCTCGGCACAGGGCTATCCGCACGCGTGGCCGGTGGGCTTCCGACTGACCACCGACACCGACATCGTCTCGATCAAGAACATCGACAACGTGATCGTGGTGACCACCAAGGCCTTCGTCTACACCGCGGCAGGCAATGAGCCCGGCACGTACTCGATGAGCCAGCCGGGCGAGGCGCAGAGTTGCGTGGCCAAGCGCGGCACCATCTATGTCGATGGCTACGGTGTGTGCTTCCCCTCACCCGATGGCATCCAGGTCTGTGCGGGCAGTGCGGGCAACGTGCGCAACGCAACCGAGAGCATCTTCACGAAACAGCAGTGGGAGGCGCTGAACCCGAGCAGCATGATCGCGGCGGTGTACGACGGCGTGCTGTTCTTCTGGTTCGATGGGACCAACCCCGACAGCGGCTACGCGCTCGACACCAAGACCGGCGGGTTCGGGCTGATCCGCCTGAGCCACCACATCCTGGCCAGCTACGTGGACCCAGAGCTGGACGCGCTCTATCTGGTGCTCGACGTGAACAGTGAGCCGGTCGAGGCCCTGCTGCCGATCGCCAGCACCGCGGTGACTGCCAGCCCGCTGACCATCTTCCAGTTCGATGCGCACGCCACCAACCGCATCCGCTTCCAGTGGCGCGGCAAGCTGAACCTGATGCCGTACGAGACCACCTTCCACTTCGCCAAGGTAGAGGCCGAGGAGTTCAGCAACTTGGTGCTACGCGTGTACGCCGACGGCGCGCTGATCTATGCAGTTCGTGTGGTGTCGGCCAACGCCTTCCGCATCCCGGGTCTGACCGTGTATTCAAGCTACGAGCTGGAGCTGGTAGGCACGTCGCGTAGTCGTACCCCGCAGATCGCACAGACGGTTGCTGAGTTGGACTGACATGGCCCTCAAGCCTGCCGTCCAGCCACCACGCGGCCTACCGCCAGGCCTCGAACAGACGATCAACAACATCAGAGAGAGATTCGTCGCGCTCGAGGCCGACCTGGCCAATCTGCGCCTGCAGCTGGACGCCGGCAACGTCAGCAAAGCCATCACCCTGCTGCAGCAGCAGATCAATCAGCAGTCCGACAACAGATCGAACACCGACGGCACCAACGCGCTGGCGCTGATCAACGCGATCCTGGCGGTCAGCAACGGCCTGCTGGTGATCCGCGACGGTGTGGTGACCTCTCGCGTGCTGCAGCCTGGCCCTGGCATCTTCATCACCTACCCTGATGGCTTCTCAGGCAATCCGATCATCAGTTTGGTGCCCACGCCCGACCCGGTGCCAATCGCCTTCGGCGGTAACGATAGCTACGATTGGTGGACCGACACCGACCAGGACGCACCCACCGAGTTCATCGAGCCGCTGCTGAGCGCCAACGCGCCAGCGCAGTTGTCCTATCTCGACCTTGACGTGTACGACTGGTGGGTGGACGTGGAGCTCGACCTGATCATGCAACTGATCGACGCGACGCCGATCCCGAGCGCGCCGCAGTCCTTCCCGCCCGGGTTCGATGACGGTTTCCACTGGGGCGGCGACGAGGCCGACGGAATCATGGAAGCGTCATGATTTGCGGCACCGAATTTGTCCTGGTGGACTTCGAGAGCGCATGGGCCCGCATGCCGGCCACGGGACGCGCGCGCATCCATGCCGAAGCGATCGAAGAGGCCACAGCCCCAAACGCCGTGTGCCTCGAATCGCCTGACGGCATCGTGTCGATCGCCCTGCAACCCGATACCGGAGCGACAATGCGGGCATTCGTGCTGCTGGCCATCGGCTTCGGCAACTGGGGCGCCTTCAAGCGCAGCGAGCCCGCCATGGTCCAGATCGCAAGAGACATGGGCGCCAGCAGTCTGGCTTTCGGATCGAAGCGGGCCGGGTGGCTGCGGGTCCTGGGCCCGGAGTGGCGCCGATGCGCTGGCAACGTTTTTGAAAGGGGCGTGTGATGTCAATGGGTCAAGGAAGCGGACAAGTCGAGCAGACGGCCCAGCAAAAGGCCAAGCTCAACATCGCCAACCAGCAGATTCAGGACTGGCGCACGCGCTGGATGCCGCAGCTCACGCGCTTCTCGGAGAACACCGACAAGGCCATGCTGGCTGGCTCGCGTGAGCGCCGCGCCGCGACCACGGCGGCCGGCACCGACAACTCCGTGCGATTCGATCAAGCACAGGGGAAGGCGCTGGGATTGGCATCGGCGAACGGTGCCGTCGGCTCTGCCAAGCAGAAGCTCGGCATCACCAGCATGGGCAACGACGAGGCCACGGCGACGGGCCTGGGGTCGGTTGCTGCGGATCAAGCCGTCGACGACTCGAGCATCAACAACTACAAGGCCATCACGTCGATCGCCAAGGGCGACAAGGCCGACACCATCAATGCGATGGGACAGCAGGCCGCACTGAGTGGGCAGCAAGCCACTGCAGCGGCCGAGCAATCGCTGAACGAGCGCGCGGGGTACTCCGGGCTTGCCAGCAAGATCGTCGGCACGGGTGCCGGGTTGTGGATGGGTGGCGGCGGGTCTGCCGTGACGCCTCAGGACCTCGGCGCGGCCAATGCGTCGAACGACCCGATCGGCACTCTCAACACGCGAAGGGGTTGGACATGAGCAATTCCTCGGAGTACCTGTGGAACCCTGACGCGCCGATGCGCCAGTGGCTTGGCCCAAAGCTGCGCGGGAACGGCGACGATGCGCCAGACACTTCGGCGCAAGACCTCTATGCCTCGCTGACAAAGCGCAGTTGGTTCGACTACATGAACACGATCGGCGTGCCGCAAGAGAACAAGCTGATCGACTATGCAACCAACCCCGACACGGTCAAGAACGCCATGAGCGAGGCCAGCAGCGACGTGACGGGCGCATTCGATCGGCAGTCGGTGAACAACCAGCGCCGCCTCAGTGGACTCGGCCTGAGCTTGGCGCCTGACGAGCAGGCCGCGGTGACGCGCAGTGAGGGCCTGTCGCGCTCGCTGGCCGATGTCGGCGCCCAGAACTCTGCCCGCGATGTCACCATGGCCCGGCAGCAGGCCATCATTGGCGGTGCGAACGTCAGTCCTTTGAAGGGAGCACTGGGATGAGCGACTACGGCACCTATGGTGACACTATTGGCGTGCCAAGAGCCGGCGCCGGTAGTCGAACCACGCTACTGGGCCTCGGCGCCAGCCAGAAGCGCATGGGCATGGACATGCTCGCGCAGTCGGCCGAGGAAGAGGCCAAGCGCAACCAGGCCAACGAACAGATCGAGACCCAGCGCAAGTCCGGAAACAGCCAGATGGGCTCGACCATTGGCGGTGCTGCCGCAGGGGCTGCCTTCGGGCCGTGGGGCGCACTCGCCGGTGCGGCTGTCGGCGCGATCGCCGGCTACAACCTTTGAACGGAGAGCACCATGGCCCGCAGTGTCGGTGAAGCAATATCGAACGGCCTTGAGAGCGGTCTGAGTCTCGGTCTCGGCATCGCGAATCAGCGCCGCCAGATGGCCCGGCAGGACACGCAAGATGCAATGCAGGCCGAGGATCGGCAGCGCAACATCACGCGTCAGACCAACGCCGACACGCTGGGCGCTCTCAACCAGCAGCAGCAGGATCTGACGCAAGAAGGTCAGGGCATGGTCAACGCGGAGACAGCGCCCTCCCCGCAAGCTCAGGCTGACTTCGCTGGACGCGTGCAAGGTCTGCGCAAAGCCAAGAGCGATCAGCTGTCGAAGATGTCGGGGTACGTGGCCGACGCCAAGAAGGCGGCCGACATCGATCTGGCCACACTGAACACCGGCGACGTGTCCAAGGTACAGAACCTGACGCGCGCGATCACCGTGGGCACCGGCCAGAACCCATCGGTCTATCTCCGCGATGGCGACAAACCGTCGCCGATCGAGCAGGCCGGCCAGGCCATGCTGGAAGGCATCCAGGGCGGCGATCAGGCCAAGGTGGTGGCCGGCGCCAATGTGCTGTTCGGCCCCAAGCTGAACGTCGGCATCGGCGAGACCAGTCCGCACGGCGGCAAGATCGTGAAGAAGGAAATCGTCAACATCGTGCCCGCGCCCGGCGGCGACCCGAACGATCCGAAGTTCATCCCGGTGCTGCGCGTGTACGTCAAGAAGGATGGCTTCACCGGTCCGGGTGACCCGGACAAGGGCGGCGCCACCGGCCACTACGATGCGCCGCTGACCGAGGGCCGCAGCAGCGCGCCCGACGCCAAGGTGAAGGCACTCGGCATCAAGGACGTGATGGACTTCGTTGGCCACAATCTGCACGTGGCCGAGCTGCTGAACCAGCCCGAGGGCCTGGCCAAGCTGCAGCAGGACCAGCAATCCGCCCAGCAGTTCGACCCACAGCAGTACCTGACCGCGCTGTCGCAGGTCGGTGTATCGCCGCAGCCCAAGGTCAGCGTCAAGGAGACCGTCATCCCAGCTGGCGGCACGCTGCAGCGCACTGTCACCAACGCGCGCACCGGTGCGGTGGTCAGCCAGAGCAGCATTCAGGGCAACAACAAGGTGAACCAGGCGGACAAGCTCACCCTCTTCTCGGACGGCATCGACAAGCAGGTCGACCAGGGCGTGATGAGCGAAGAGGAAGGGGCGCAGCTCAAGTCCGACTTCGCGACGCGCCAGGCGCGCGGCACGGGCGATTCCACGATGGAGACCAAGCTGCGCGAGGTCAACGACGACCCCAACCTGTCCGAAGACCAGAAGGCCGAACAGCGCAAGGCCATCCTGTCCGGCATCAAGCCCAGCACGGCTCGAGGCGGCACTGGTGCGAATGGCGATGCGCGCACGGCCGACCGAAAGCTGGGCCGTCAGCTGCAGGCCGCCAAGGATGCACGGATCGAGGTCGACAGCAAGCGCACGCACGCGCTGCACGAGTACCAGGCCGCGATCAAGGACGAGTTCGACAAGAAGACCAAGGCCGACGCCAAGGCCATCTACGACGCCAAGATCAAGGCCCTTGATTCGGACGAGGCGGACTTGAAACTCCGCATGAAGAAGATCAACGACCAGCTGGATGCAGCAGACGCTGCCGACAGCGCACCAGCGCCTGCCGCTGGTCTCGGCGCCGCGCGCACTGCCAGCGGCGAAACCCGCGCAAGCAGCACCAAGGTCGATCCAGCCGACCAGAAGGCGCGCGACAAGGATGCGGCGCGCATCCTGTCTGACGAGTTGGACAAGGCTCGGCAGGGGCTCGCTACCGTCAAGAACACCGACGCTGATCCGAACGCCGTGGAGCGCAAACGCGGCGATGTAGCGGCACTGGAGCGCGAACTGGGGCGCGTGCAAGGCCTTGGCGCGGCGCGGCGCCCTGGCGGCACTGCATCAACGCCTGCATCTGGCACCAAGCCTGGCCTAGTGCTCAAGTTCGACAAGAACGGCCAACGAGTGAGCCCCTGATGCCGACCGCAGAGCTGTTTGATGGCACCCAGCTGCAATTCGAGGACGGCACGCCCGACCACGTGATCGAGCGGGTCGCCCGCGAACAGACAGATCGCATCAGGACCGAGCAGGCGCGCAAGCCGCTGCCGGCCGACGTCAAGCCATCAGCAGGCCGCGATGCTGGCGTGTCAGTCGAATCGCACTTCCCCCAGAACGCCGAGGGCCCAGCGGCGGGGCTGGCTTCCGTGCGCAGCGCGCGCCAAGCGGTGCAGCGCCAGCGCGACACGCCGGCCGTCGCCCCGGAAACAGCATCGGTGCTGGATCAGCCCAGTGCTGACCTCGGGCCACGTTCCGGCACGATGTCCGATGCCGAGTATCAGGCGAACTACGGCTCCAACGCCAAGCCCAAAGATCAGCCACGAGTCGGCGGCGATCCGCGCGACACGATCCAGAACTCACCAATGCCTGCCGTGGTGGGCGGCAACATCCGCCGCGCGCTGGGCAGCGGTGTGCCGGCCGCGGCGGTCGAGGGCACGCTCTCGGGTCTGTCCAGCATCGCCAAGGTCGTGCCAGGCATGGTGGCTGGTGCTGCCGATCTGGCCGACAAGGCTGGCTTGCCGGGCGCCGAGGCCGTCCGCGACTTCTCGCTGGGCCAGGCGCGCATCGCCGACCAGTTCGGTGATGCTGTGCAGGGCCAAGGTGGCGACTACTACACCAAGCTGGTGGGCAACGTCTTCAACAGCGTGGCCCAGAACATCCCGGTGATCGCCTTTGGCCTGCCCGGGGCTGCTGAGATTGCCGGCGGCAAGGCGGTGGCCACAGTCGCAGCGAACAAGGCGCGCGACAACGCGATGAAGGCGCTGTTCACCCAGACTGCTGGCCAGGAGTACGCCGATAGCCGCAACTCGGGCTTCGACCCGGGCGAGTCGGCCGCGCGCGCCGGCATCTTCGGCGCTGCCGAGGTGCTGGGCGAGCGTTTCGGCTTCCACGAGCAGATGGCGGTGCTGCGCGCCGCGGTGGGCAAGAAGCAACTGGGCTCACACGAGCTCGGCCGCGTGCTGGCCACCGAGATGATGAAAGAGATCCCGGGCGAGGAGCTGACCACCGCGATCGAGTTCCTGGCCGACAAGTACGGCCCCGCTGCCAAGAACCCGAAGGCGACGCTGGCCGACTACCTTGAGCAGGCCGCTGACACCGCGGTGCAGACCATCGGTCAGACCGCCCTGATGGGTGCACCGGCCGCGCTCAAAGGCACCTACCAGCGCGCCGACGCCGTGGCAGCCTACGACAGTGCCAAGCTGGCCGGCCTGCACGTCACCCCGCCCTACACCACTGACGCGCCCGACGCGCAGCGCGCGAAGACTGTCGGCATCTTCAACGCCGTGGCCGCGCAGTACGGCATGGACCCCGAGGCGGTGAAGCGCGCAACTGAGGTCGCCAAGGGCATGCCGGCAGCCGACGTGGGCCCGTTCCTGGCCAAACTGACCGGCGCGCTGCAGAAGCGCAACCTGGTGGCCAAGCCCGTCGAGCAGCACGCCGTGGACGTGCTGACCGCAGGCCCGATCGACGATCCCAAGGTGATCGAGGCCAAGGCCAAGGATGCCGAGAAGGCCGCGCAACCGTCAACAGTACCGGGTGAACCAAAGGAGATTGTTTCACGTGAAGCAACGGCCGAAGAGGATCTGACCGGATTGTCCGAGCCCAGCACCGCGACCGGCCCGAGCATCGACGAGGCGGCGCACCAGGCCGCGCACTCGCCGACCAACGACCTGCCCGAGCCGACCGATGCGCAGAAAGAGGCTGGCAATTATCAGAAGGGCCACGTCAAGGTCGCGGGTCTGGACATCAGCGTCGAGAACCCCGAGGGCAGCACGCGCAGCGGTGTGGGCGCCGACGGCAAGGTCTGGAGCAACGACCTCAAGCACCACTACGGCTACATCCGCGGCACGATCGGCCAGGATGGCGAGCACATCGACACGTTCATCAAGCCCGGCACGCCCACCGACTTCAACGGCACCGCGTTCGTGGTCGACCAGATCGACCCGGCCACCGGCCAGCCAGACGAACACAAGGTAATGCTGGGCTTCGACAGCATCGAGGAGGCGCGCGACGCCTACCACGCGAACTACCATCAGGGCTGGGGCGGTCTGGGCGGCATTCACGCTGCGCCGATCGCTGACCTCAAGAACTGGATCGCCACCGGCGACACGACCAAGCCCTATGGACCCGCACAGCCTAACGTACAGCCAATTGCCGGAGAACCTGCAGGAGGCGGTGCTGGCCGGAGCGCTGAGCCTGCCGGAAGCCGCGGAAATCTGGGACCTGGCGCTGACGGCGACCAGCGACGTGGAGGCGCTGCCGCGGCGCCTGTGGCCGGCGGCCGAACGGCTGAACCTGTTCGAGATGCCGGTGGAGACGCCAAGCCAGTAGCCCGCGCGATCGCACTCGTCGGGCCGATGCCCAACAGCGCCAAACCGCTCGAGCTGCGTCCCAACAAGGACGGCAGCAGCACGGCCTGGCACGACGGCCACGAGGTGCTGGACTTTGAGCAAGGCACGCCAGTGCAGATCCCGGCCGGCACCAGCGACGCCGCGGCGCTTCAGATCGTGAAGGACTCGGGCGCGTTCGGGCGCCGCGCGCGGTACTTCGAGGCGCCAAAGCAAAGCGCGGCCGCGCTGGAAGCCGCGCCGGCTAACGCTCCGAGCGCGGCCGCGCCCAAGCCGGCGGATTCGCGTGTGAAAGCCAGCACGCCAGGCTCTGCCACGTCGGACGCGTTCCTGGAGCGAAAGCGCGCCGAGAAAGAGGCTGCAAACGCCACGGCGAAAGTGGACACGGCTGCCCCATCTGTGGAGGCAAAACCGGAAGTCGCAGCCACCGCACCACCAGCCCAACCGCCCACGCCGGTCACGCGCAAACTGTCCGACAAAGAAGCCTTTGCCCAGGACTACAAGGCCTTCGAAGACCGCGATGTGGTGCGCCCTGTCCAGATTGCAGACACGGGCCAGACGGCTACGCTTAAACTTGCCGCCGCAAAGGCGATGCGCGACCTGGATGCACGCCTGAAGACCCTGAACGAGCTCAAAGCCTGTATTGGCAGACACGCGTGATGAAAATGACCGCCGACGAACTGAGAGCCCACGCGCTGCGCACGGGGGCCGAAGTTTCCATTGACGGCAAGGTCTTCAATTCGGCGCGTGCACAGATCGAGCCCAAGGCCATCACCGCCGCGCCGACGCCGCGCGCTCCAGTCGTGCCCGTGCCTGTGGCACCGCCAGCGGTCGAGAGCTTCACGCGGGCCGAGGTCGAGCGACTGCTGGCCGAGCAGGATGCTCGATTCACCGCGCAGCTGCAACTCATCGCCAGCATGGTCAGCAAGCCCGAACCCGAGCCCGATGCTGACGATGGCAAGGAGTACGGCATGTGCGCGGTCGGCTTCACCCCGAAGTACAACGACGACGGTCTGATCACCTTCGTCGGAGTGCAGTACGAAAGGCTTCAATGAACCTGCAGCGCAACCCGCTCGCGAAGTGGTGCGGCATCGTCATGATCATCCGTCCCGATGTCACCAAACTGCCCGAGGGCGTCGAGCCGAAGTGCCGCGTGGTCTCGAAGATCGATCCCGATCTGGGCGACCGCCGTGCGGTGGCCGAGACCATGGACTACGCGCCCATCGCCGGCCTGTTCAACTCCGACGATGGCGATGCGATCGAGTATTACGCCGAGGTGATCCCGACCGGCAGCGGCGTGTTTCACCTCGAGTTCGTCGAGCGCGCGAGCAAGCGCGACTTCTTCCTGCACGTCCCCCAGATTTCCACGAGTCCCGTCCCCGCGCACTGAGCGCTTTCATCCCACCGGCTCAGTCCGGGTCAACCTAGGAGTTCTTCACCATGCAAACCTACAACCTGCGCTTCTCTGGCACGCTCGAAGCGACCGCCCTCGTTGCGCTGTTCACGATGATCAACGGATCGGTCCAGGCCGGTCTGGTGACCGAAATCGATGCCGAGGGCATGGGCACCACCTCGGCCGCCAACGAGTTCGGCATCTATCGAATCGGCACGGCTGGTGTCACGGGTGCTGGTGCGGTCACCGCAGTCCCGACCAATGCGGGTTACACCGCATGGTCTGGCACGGCCTTCGCCAGCTACACCACCCAACCGGTCAAGGGTGCCTTGGTGCAAAACGTCGCGATCAACGGCAACGGGCAACGCTACTTCTGGCGTGCCAACCCCAACCTGAACAACGCCATCAGCGTGCCGGCCGGCAACGTGGCGGCGGCCTCGCTGGGGATCTTCACGATCAGCGGTACCAACGTGGTCACGGGCCGCCTGCAGGTCGCAGCGATCTAAGCCGTCCTTGCGGACAACGAACGGGCCGCCTTGCGCGGCTCGTTTTTCATGAGCTTCGCAGATGGCCTACAAGTCAGTCGGGGCACCTTGGTCAATAGCCGTCAGCGGTTCAACCGTTCTGTTGGCTACGCCTACGTGCGCGCCTGGCGACATTCTGATTGCTGGGTTTTCGGTTGATCAAACGTCTTCCAGCATCGCAGCCAATGTTCCAGGAAATTGGCCCAGAGTCAGCACAAAGGAGCAATGCCTATTCGATGGCCAATCGTTCCAGTGGTTTGCCCGTGTGGCTGGTGCCAGTGAGCCTTCTACCCATCAATTCAACGTAACCACTGGGTTCAATGGCGGCTGGGCCGTCATGCTTTGCTTTAGCGGACGGGATACGACGCTTGCAAACATTCAGACGAATTTTGGTTTCGACGCTTCTGGCACTGCCAATCCAGCCACGGTATCTGCACCTGGCCTGACGGCCCCGGCAAACGCTGATCTGGTCGGCCTCTATTTCACCGATCAGAATTCCGACGATCCTTGGGTCTTCGCTGCACCTATCGGGATGACTTCCCGCGCATCTGGTGTGGGTGGTGATGGAGGCTTTGCCTCATTCGGAGTCGCGACCCTCGACAACGTTTCTGCTGGCGCTACTGGAAACAAGGATGCAACGTTTGTATTCCTCGGTGGCACCACTGGGTGGGGCGCGTTTCTGCTGTCAATACCGGCCGGCGCCGCACCGCCAGACCAACTTGTAGAGGATGCGTGGGACTGGGGCGATGAAGGTGCTGGCTCGTTCGATGGGACGATGGAGATTGAGGTCACTGCGCAGTATCAGGAACCGGTCGCCATTGCGCCACCACAACCCGCGCAAGACGTCGACGACTTCACTTCCGACCAGGCCTATGAAGACCCGACAACGGATTTGATCGAATCGGCCAGTGGGCCAGTGCAAGCCAATGCACCACCAGGGGCGCCTGAAGATACGTGGATTTGGCAGTTGTGGGACGACGCGAACAGCGAGGACTTGCTGACGCTCGACACGCTGCCTGTTGGACCGGATGCGCCGCCCGCCATTCCTGATGACGCATGGCCGTGGCCGCTATTCGATGATCCGACCGGCGATGCCTTGCTTGAGTTCGACCTGCCGCCGGTCGGTGCCGATGCACCCGCGCCTGCGACATTCCAAGACCAAGAGCAACCGCAGACCGATGAGGTCGACGACGAGCTCTGGTGGACTGATGGAGCCTTCCTCTCCGACAACGCTCTGACGATCGCTGACCAGCCACCATCTGACGAGTGGGTATGGGATGATCTGATCACTGACGAGCTGGCCGATGAATCGGCCCCTGTCGCTATCGACGATGGCCTGCTTGATGACGCGTGGCCGTTCGATGACGTGGCCGACGACGACGCATGGTGGGCTGAGTGGCCCACGCTGCAGGTCGATCAAGCTGCGTCTGTCGATATCGTTCTGCAGGACGAGCCAGATCTTGCGCAAGACGCCGACCACGACCTGATCGATGAGTCCAGCCCCGTAGGCGCCGACCTCGTGCTGGTCGATCAGCCACCTGGCGACCAGTGGGCCGATGACGACCTGACCGATGAACTGCTGGAGGATTCAGCGCCTGTCGGAGCCGACGCGCCACCCCTGCCGTTGCCAGATGGATGGAACTGGGAAAGCGACCACGTCGATGACGATTCGTGGTGGCTTGAGCTGCCGGTGCAGTTGGTCGACTTCACACCGCAGATCGATGTCGTCCTGCAAGATGAGCCGGACTTTGCCGAGGATGTCGGTGACGAGCTGATCGAACCGTTCGCACTCGTTGGTCCTGATGAGCCGCCACTGGCCGCGCCCGACGCTTGGAACTGGGACGAGGAGCCAGCTGACGACGACACGTGGTGGCAACTGATCGACTTTCCGCTAGTCGACTTCGTTCAGTTGCCGGGCCCGACCTATGCCGAAGCGTGGGACTTCAACGCTGACGACACCGATGACGATGCCCAGTGGCTTGAAATCACCCAGCCCGATGCCGGCGCATTGCCAGTCGACACGTGCCCTGCGCAGCTCGCAGCAGCCATGGCGCGCATTGCCGAGCTCGAAGCATTGCTGGCTGCAGCGCTTGCTGCGGCAGGGACTGGCGGCGGCGGTGCAAGCGGCAATGGTGACGATATCGACCATGACGCCGAGCAACGCCACATTCTGCAGCTCAGTGCCGACCGCAAGCGTGCCCGTATCGCGCAGAACAACGCGTTCATCATGAGCTTGGCCGCGGCGACTGTGCGCGGTCTGAAAGGACCGAAGTGACCGACGTGAACATCCCACAAACAATTTGGCGGTGGGCTCATGTCGGCGCGATGATAGAGAACCGCTTCGGCGGCCTCTTTATCTCAACCAGGGAAGGAAAACTATCATGGGTGCAGTGACTTCAAATGGCTACCAAAGGCTCCAGTCTGGTTTTTGGTTCAAGATGTCGGACAACAGCAGCCCCTATTCAACGACTGACGGAGTGAACTTCACGGCAGTCTCGGGCGGGGCCACCACGTTGGCCAGTGCCGCGCAGGCAGCAGTCGGCATCATTGCGAAGGCGAATGTGTTCGGTTCCTTGAGTACGTCGGGCGGCCTCGTAACACTGTTCAACGATTCATTCGACACTACCCTCGACCTCAACAAATGGACGTTGAGCGGTACCACGCCCCCAGCCGCGTCTGGCACGTCCGTCTTGTTGAGCCTGACGGCGGCGAACTCGGTCTCGTCGTCGATGATCAGCGTTCCGTCGTTCACCCCACAAGGCGCGCCGTATGTGCTGGCGGGTCAGATGACCCTCGGCGCACAACAGGCGAACCCGAATGTGGTTCGAATATTCGGTGCCAGTGTCGTGACCGGTTTCACTGCGGGCAATCCGACAACGGACGGGCATCAGTGGGAAGTGGATGTCACCGGCGCGCTGTGTGCGTGCGTCTACATTGCTGGAGTTCGGTATGTCGTCAATTCGACGAATCCAGCACTCATCACTGCACCTGGTTCGTGGGCCGCGAACATGACGATGAGCAACTACGGTCAACCCTTGACGTGGCCAGCCTCTGGCACTGCCATCGTCACGATGCAGTACTACTCGGGTCTCGTGTACTTCTTCATGGCCAGCGCGATCACTGGAATGGACATTCCGGTTGGCGTTGCGTCCTACCAGCCGAACGTCGCTGCACTCCCGATTCGCATTGCGTCGATCTCGACGCCCGCAGTGAGCACAGTGCTAGCGACTACCTACACGGTAAGCGGCATGCTGCTGGGTGCCATCGGCGGTTCAAACTTCACCCAGGCTGATCCGGTCTACCCGTGGCGGTTGCAGACGGTCGATGCTCTCGGCCGATCGGCCACGATGACACCGGAACTGACGGCCACCGGTAGCATCACGACACAGAACCTGGTGCCGGGGGGTGTTGCGACGGCTGGCTCTGCGGTATCGCTGGCGACCAATGGGCTGGCGAATCTGATGGTCCAAGTCACCGGCACCTACACCGGCGCGCTGTCGCTGCAAATTACGGTCGACAATGTCAACTGGATCACGGTCGGTGGCACACCATTGTTCAACGTGAACACAGGCACCGCACTAGCGTCGATCACCTCGGCGCTGCAAAGCATCTTCCAATGCAGCAATGTGTCCTCCGTGATCGGCGTGCGGATCACAGCGCTGGCAGCACAGACCGGCACCGCCGTCGTGACGATGCGGGCGACCGCTTCGTGAACGTAGTGCACAACTAGGAGACCAGATCGTGTCCATGAAACTTTCGTTCTGCGTCAAAGCAGCCAAAGACCTGAACGCGCAAGACTTGGACGCCATCACCGCATCGATAGAGCACTACCAGCGGGCCGGCATGGACACTACTGCGGCCGAGACCGCAGCGATCGATGACCTGATGGCCAGCATCAAGGCTGACCGCACGGAGATGGTCGGCCATCTGCGCGACCAGCACCAAGACTTGTTCAAGAGCGACCGGCCGGCGCTACCCGCCACGCCGCAGAAGCAGCGCAAGGCGCCCACGGCGCTGCGCGGCTCGCTGGTGCTGGGCACGATCAGCAACGAGCTCGGCGGCCTGTCGCCTGAACTGCTGCCAGACCTGAGCCAGAAGGTGACCCGCACGCGCACCAGCAAGCTGGGCAAGACCACCAGCTACATCGTGTGGGACAACCCGCCGGCGACCGGCGTGGGCCCACTGTTCCGCGCCGGCGGCACCACCGACCTGGCCGAGGTCGCGCGCGCGCTGGAGGAGGCCGGCTACCTGACCGCCGGTACCGTGGAAGCCGACGGCGTGGGCGCCGCGCAGCAGGCCGGCAAGATCGTGCAGGCCGAGCTGGCCAAGCCCGGCAGCACGCTGCAGGTCGGCAACGCCGATGCGATCGACGCCGCGGCGCGCGCGCGGCAGGAGGGCACCGCCGAGCCGTGGGACTCGTTCATGTTCGAACCCGACGACCTGGACGCCAGCGGCTACAACGACCTGAACGCCGACGAGCGCGCCACCGTCGAGGCGTTGGTGCAGGAGGCCGATGCGGTCGGCATCGACACCGAAGCGCTCAAGGATGGCGCAGTGCGCCAGACTGAGGGAGAATCCGACCATGCCTACCTTCAAGCCGTCCAGTCAGCGGTCCGCACTGCTCTCCTTGCCCACCGCGGCGAGATTGGGCAACCTGCCGGGGCCCAATCGCGACCGGGTGATGCGGGTGGCCAGCAAGCTGCTGGCGACCAACGCGCGGCGGGTGGACAAGACGCCGGACGGACAGCCGATCGACCTGACCTCGAGCTCACCAGCCACGACACCGGAGAGCTGAAGGCCAAGGCGGCGCGCGACGCCGCTGCGCTGGCCGCCGACAAGGCCGAACAGAAGCGCCTGGCCGACAAGGCCGAGGCCGACAAGCAGCGTGAAGAATTTACGCTGACTGGATCTGATCGCAAGGCCGACCAGAACCCCGATCAGGGCGTGATGTTCGACCTGGCAGGCCCGACCGATACCGCGGACTTCAAGAAATGGTTCGGCGACAGCAAGGTGGTCGACGCGAAAGGCAAGCCGCTGGTGCTCTACCACGGCACCACGGCCGACTTCCACACGTTCGATCGCGCCAAGGGCAACATCGAGGCCGACATGGGCGCCGGGTTCTACTTCACGAACACGCCCGCCGACGTCGCTGCCAACTATGCCGGCGAGGGACCGGACCTGACCCAGAAGATCGAGCTGCGCGCCGAGCGCATTCAGCAGGAGATGGAGGACGACGGCGCCGAGGACGCGACGATGGAGCGCGCGCGCGAACTGGCTCGCAAGGAGTTCAGCGAGCATGCAGGCGCGACCATGCCGGTCTACCTGAAGATCGAGAACCCGCTGCGCGTCGGCGGCAAGGACGAGACTCACCTGACCTACGAAACGCCATTCGACGAGGAGACCGACGAATATGGCGAGGAACACGGCACGCTGGTCGATGTGCTGATGGCGCTCCAGGGCCTGGAGAGCCAATTCGAGGACTTCAACTACGGCAAGCTGATGGAGTCGATCGGCGACGATGTCCTCGACGGCATGCCTGCATCCAAGTTCATCGAGAAGGCCAAGGCTTCCGAGGGGTTGATGCACGCGACTGACGAGAATGGCACGATGGCCAGCACCGAAATACTGCGCCAGGCCTTCGAGGAAGCCGGCTTCGACGGCATCATCGACAGCACCGTCAACGAGAAGTTTGGCAGCGAGCGCGGCACCGGCGTGAAGATGAAGGGGATGAAGCGCGGCACCGTGCACTACATCGCCTTCGAGCCCACGCAGATCAAGTCCGCGATCGGCAACAAGGGCACGTTCGACGCCACCAAGGGCGACATCCGCTTGAGCGAGAACCCCGACTTCCAGGACACCCAGCAGCTGGAGCGTCCCGAAGTCACCGAAGGCGCACCGGCACAGCAGGACGTCGACGCGCTGGCCAAGATCGAAGCATCGTTCCGCGGCAAGGTCGACGCCTTCAAGGGCCTGAAGCTGACCGCGATGCCGCGCATGGCCAAGCCAGGCAACAAGGCCACCGAGGCCGAGCGCCAGCGCTACGCTGCGGCCGACCTGGCCGAGAAGCTGTTCGGCAAGCGCGTGGTGTTCTTCAACGCCAACATGCAGTTCGCCAACGGGCTGCAGGCCGACTACCTGCCCGGCATGATCTTCGTGAGCGAGAACACCACGCGGCCGATCCAGGCGGTGCTGGGCCACGAACTGACGCACGCGATGCGCGCCGACGACCCCAAGCTGTACGACAAGCTGAGCGATCGACTGCGCGGCATGCTGGAGGAGCCAGGACGCTATGGCGAGCAGTTGAATGCGCGGCGTGCCGCACGAGGTCTGGATCCACTCAACTTTGACAAGCTGCGCGAGGAGTTGATCGCCGACATCGTGGGCGACAACTTCACGGACCCCCAGTTCTGGAAGCAGATGGCCAAGGGCCAGCCCAGCCTGTTCGGCCGCGTGCTGCGCGTGATCAAGGACTTCTTCGACGACCTGCTGGCCAAGCTGCGCAACGAGCGCCCGTACGGCACCGGCAAGTACCTGAACGACGTACAGGCCGCGCGCGATGCGGTGGTCGAGGCCATGAGCCAGTTTGCGGCGAGCCCGAAGACTGCGGCAGCGGCAGTGGTGACGGCGGCCGAGGCGAATTTGAGCCAAGCCGAACCGGTGCAGACCGACAGCGCTGCCTTCAAGAAGTGGTTCGGCGACTCCAAGGTGGTCGATAGCAAGGGCACGCCGCTGGTCGTCTATCACGGCACCAGTGCCGGCGACATCCATCACTTCGACGCCTACGCCAGCAATTACGGCTTGTTCGGTCAGGGCAGCTACTTCACTGCGGACCCCAGCATCGCCAGCGAATACACGTCCAAAGGAAAGGGTGCGTCAGCCACGGTTTACCCCGCCTACCTTTCGATCAAGAACGCCATCGACATGGATGGCAAGGCTGATCGCGCGCTGTGGGAGAAGGGTTACCCCGAAGTCGATTTCGACCAGTGGACGCCAGACGGCGACACCAACGAGGCCTTCTACCGCGCCGTCGAGGATGAACTCTCTAACCAGGGCGTCCCGAAATGGGAGGGGGCCGAAATGATGCAGGACGGCCTGCGCAACATGGGCTTCGATGGCATCACGCACATGGGCGGCGGTCGGGTGAGAAACGCCGACACCGCCACTCGGCATCGTGTCTTCATCGTGTTCGACCCTGAACAGGTCAAGTCTTCGATCGGCAACAACGGCGAGTTCGATGCGAGCAAGCCAGAAATCAACATGAGCCTGCCCGACTACACCCACGAAGAGCGCGAAGCGCTCGAGCGGGCCGGCATCAACACGCGTAGCCGTTTCCAGCGAGCCGGCGACCGCATCCACCAAGGGTACGAGAAGGCCGTTGATGCACTGCGTGGCAACTGGGCCCGCCAGTTCCAGCAGGGTGCACTCGACCAGTTCCACGGCATCGACCAGGCCGTGCGGCGCGAGATTGGCGCACTGCCGACCGACCAGGACCCCTACGTGGCGGCGCGCTTGGCCAACGGCGGTACCAGCTCCGTGATGCGCGGCCTGATGTTGCACGGCCAGGCCAAGTGGGCGGCCAACGGCCAGCACCTGGAGAAGATCGCCGGCAGCGAGGGCCTGCTGGACATCCTGAAGCCGCTGGACAAGGACCTGAACAGCTTCTTCGGCTGGATGATCGGCAACCGCGCTGCGCGCCTGATGCGCGAAGGCCGCGAGAACAACTTCACGCCCGAGCAGATCAAGGCGCTGCAGGGCCTGAATAAGGGCAAGGAAGACGCCTTCCGCAAGGCCGCGCTGGGCTACGCCGCGTTCAAGCGCAGCGTGCTCGACGTCGCCGAGCAGGCCGGGCTGCTGGACCCCGAGAGCCGCAAGGTCTGGGACAACGCCGACTACATCCCGTTTTACCGCGAGATTGACGACAAGGCGGTGTTCGGCGCCACCGGCAAGAAGGGCCTGTCGGGTCAGAGCAGTGGCATCCGCACACTCAAGGGCGGCGAGGCCGCACTGAACGACCCGATGGAGAACATCCTGATGAACTTCAGCCGGCTGATCGATGCCAGCCTGAAGAACAGGGCGCTGTCCAAGACCATCGACACGCTGACCGCGGCGAAGTCCGACGTGGTGCAAAAGGTCGGCTACGAGATGAGCAAACAGCTGGTGCCCGCCGACCAGGTGCGCAAGCAGCTCGCCGAGGCCGGCACACCGCAGCAGGTCCTGGACATTATCCCGCCCGAGGCCTTCGAGGGCATGGCCAAAATGTGGTCGATCCAGGCCCCGACCGACCCGACCGTGGTGCGCATCATGGTGGGCGGCAAGCCGCAGTTCTACAAGGTCAACGATCCTCTGCTGCTGAAGGCGCTGACCAGCTTCGTGCCGTTCGACTTCCCTGGCCTCGGCGTGGCGCGCGCGTTCAAGCGCGTGCTGACCGGCATGGTGACGGCCACCCCCGAGTTCATGGCCCGCAACTTCATCCGCGACACAGCGGCCACCGCAATCATCACGCGGCACGGCTTCAACCCAGCCAAGTCGCTGAGCGGCATCGTCAAGTCCTACCGTGAGGCCGGCGCCTACGAGGACATGCTTTTCGCGGGCGCCAGCTTCCAGACCGGGGACATCAACGCGTCCGACCCGACGGCCACCGGCAAGGCGATGCGCCGCGCGCTACGCTCCAAGGGATTCGACGCCAGCTCGGCCGGCGCGTTCGTGGGCAGCATCATCGACACGCCGGCCAAGTTCTGGGACAAGTACCGGCACGTGGGCGAGGCCATCGAGAACTCGAACCGCGAGGCCGTTTACGAGGCCACCACCAAGGCCGGCCGCGGCGCCACCGCGGCGGCCTTCGAGGCCAAGGACATGATGGACTTCACGCTGCGCGGCAGCAGCCCCATGTACCAGCTGCTGGCCGACGTGCTGCCGTTCTTCAACGCGCGCGTGCAGGGCCTGTATCGGCTCGGCCGCGCTGACCCGAAGCGGGTGGCCATGTACGGCACGCTGATGATGCTGGCCAGCCTGGCACTGGCCTACGCGAACGGCGACAACGACGACTACGACAAGCTGCCCGACTGGGACAAGGAGACCTACTGGCACTTCTGGATCAAGGGCGAGCACTTCCGCATGCCCAAGCCGTTCGAGCTCGGCGCGGTGTTCGCCTCGGTGCCCGAGCGCATCATGCGGTACATCCGCGGTCAGGACACTGGCAAGAAGACGCTGGGCCGCGTGTGGGCCATCCTTCGCGATCAACTCGCTTTCGATCCGGCGCCACAGATGATCCGCCCGGCGCTCAATGCATGGGCCAACAAGGACACCTTCCGTGATCGCCCGCTCGAAAACCAGGGCGACGAGGGCAAGCTGCCCAGCCAGCGCTACTCGAAGGTCACCTCGCCGACTGCCGTGGCCGCCACCAAAGCCATCGCGCCAATCGCCGACGAGATTGGTCTGAGCCCGAAGAAGCTCGAGTACCTTGTGGGTGGCTATCTGGGCACCGCCGGGCTGTACGCACTGGGCCTGTCCGACTTCGCCATCCGTGCGCTCGACAAGCAAGCGCCGCCGCGACCCGAAACACGCCTGGACCAGGTCCCGCTGATCGGCAGCTTCTACCGTCAGGAACCCGCCTTCAGCACCGTCTACGAGACCGACCTCTACAAGATGCGTGCCGAGGTCGAGCAGGTCTACAAGTCGGTTCGCGCACTGCAGAAGGACGACAAGGCGGCCGAGGCCGACGCACTGATTGCCAAGAACGAGAAGCTGCTGGAAGCGCGCAAGGCGCTGGAGCACGGCGGCAAGGCGCTGGGCAGTCTCAACAAGGCGCGTGACGCTATCTACGCCGACAAGGAAATGACGCCGAAGCAGAAACGGGCCGCACTGGAGGATCTGCTACGCCAGCGCGCCGACGTGTCCAAGCAAGTCATGAAGTCCGAGGGTGTCGTCAATGCGCAATGAGACCAGCGAGATAGTCCAACGTGATCGCGATGGACCCGGCCCCAGCAAGCACCAGCATCATTCCCATGAAGTGGTCCTCGTCGCGCGCCGCCAGTTTGGATGTGCCATAAGAGGCCAGAAAACAGATGATCCCGAGCCACGGAAACTCGGCCACCAGGGCAAGCCCAGCGCACGCGAGAAACAGAGTGAGGGCCGTGAACACTGCGGCATTGTACGAACGCCGATAATCGGCGCCATCCACCCAAGCCCCGGAGTCCAGCGATGAAACGCATCCTCTTGTTCGCTTTGGCCTGCATCGTTTCTGCGAGCGCAGTGCCCGCCGATACGGTTGGCCCGACCTATCTCTACAAGGGATCGTCGTCGTTTAAGGTCACGCCGCCGAGTGCGGCTGCATCGGTCGCCGCATCCTTCGATGGATGCCAGCAGTACGCCGAGCCACTGCCGATCGTTGGCCTGAACTGCCGCAGCACCACGGTACGCCAGATCATCCCGAAGCACGCACCTGATTCGCAGATCGTGAGTTGCCCATCTGGTTCTACTGGCAGCTGGACACAAACCCGCACCTACAGCATCGTGAATGGCGCATGGGTCGCCGGGGCATGGGCGCCGGCATCTGCACCAACTGGCGCATGCACCACACAGATCCCGCCGAAACCTGCCGACTTGACTCGTGCGCAGGCCTGCCCTGCAGGATCGACCGGCAGCTACACGCAGACGCAAGGCTGGGTCTACGATGCAGCAAGCAACACGTGGAAAGCCGACACGTGGACACCAACTACGCCGCCCACCGGCGCGTGCACATCGACGCCAGTAGGCAATCTGCCGGCGATCGACAAGGCGAAGATCCCTGCAGCGGTCGCCGGCCAGACGACACCGCGGGTCCAGACTGCGCCTGGCCCATTCTGTACCGGTTGCCCGCAAGCGCCGAGCGCCAATGACATCGGCGCATTCCGCCTGACGGCAACTTTCGCGCGGATGCTGTTCGACGATCCGATCGTCTTTCATGGCTTGCCTGGCGCATCGCACCTTCACACCTTCGTCTGCAACGACAGCGTGGATGCGAACTCGACGACGGAAAGCATCGTCGCAGTTGGCGGGTCGACGTGCGCTGGCGGCACGCTCAACAAGAGCGCCTACTGGTTCCCTGCGATGATCGACACGGCGAACGGCACACCGCTCGCGCCGATCAGCTTCCTCGTCTACTACAAAACCGGCTATGGCGGCGTGAAGCCGGCGGACGTGAAGGCGGTGCCGAACGGTCTGCGCATGATTGCCGGCAGCGCGGCAGGGACGCCCACCAGTGGCACCAGCGCGAGCCGCTTCGCTTGCATCGGCGGTACTGACAATATCGGTTGGCAGAGCGCCATCCCCGCGACCTGCGGCAACAACACCGAGCTGATGATGGAGGTGAGCTTCCCGCAGTGCTGGGACGGCGTGAACCTCGACAGCCCGGACCACAAGAGCCACATGGCCGAGACCACAGGCTCGGGCTGCCCGTCCACGCATCCGGTGGCTCTGCCGAAGATCGACTACGAGATTCACTACAACGCGACTGCCGTTGCGGCTCGAATGGCGAAATGGCGTCTGGCAAGCGACAACTACGCGTCGACCAGCCCAGGCGGCTACAGCGGACACGGTGACTATCTGATGGGATGGGATGCGCCCACGATGGAGAAGATCATGAAGAACTGTGACAACCCGAGCATCGATTGCCACACCAATCTGCTCGGTGACGGCACCTGGATGTACTGAAAGGAAGCACCATGAAGACGTTCAAGCCAGCCATTCTTCTGGTCGCCATGTTCATCAGCGCCATTGCGCACGCAGCATGCGAACCCAACCAGGCCATCGGACCGATCCTGTATCAAGAGCACGCCAGCGGTGCGCTGCTGATCGCATTCAAGTGCCCGGACAAGTCGACGGTCGCGTTCGCAGCGCGCGCAGAGTGGAAGCCGCGCGTGCCACCCTATCCGATTGAGGTGGTACGACTGCTGACCATGCACAGCTACGACGCCGACCCGAACTACCTGCAACTCGAGGCAACCAAGTTACTGGCTGCGCCGTGATAATTCATCCACCCAATAGGAGTCAACCATGAGCAGCAGCACCTTGAACATCAGCAACGGCGGCTCCGACAAGATCCGCATCTCGGGCGGCACACTCACATCGCCAGTCGATGTGCTCTCAGGCAACTCGCAGTCCGCGACTGCCACCGACACCCAGCCTTTGACCATCACCGTGTTGCCGGTCGACAGCGGCGGTTTGGCTGGCGGTCACGGCGAAGAAGGCTGACATGCCGCGGCTCTGGGCGGCGGTCAAGGCCTTTGGCCTGCCGTCGTTGCTGCTGCTGATCGTGGCGGTAACGCACATCGCGCCCGACCTGATCGGCAGCTTGTATGCCGAGCCGAACCAGGTGCGCGCCGCCACTGCGTGGCAATCAGTGCTGCGCGCGTTCCCAGAAGCCACGCTGCTCTACCTGCTGGTGTGGCTGCTGATCCCCTGGCGCCCCATCGTGCTGCGCCTGGCGGCCAGCCTGGTGTGTGCGTGGGGTGCGGCCGAGTCCTTCATGATCGCCGGGTGCCGCCTGCAGTTCCCCATGGACCGCCCGCCGCCCAAGACCGAGCTCTACACCGGCCTATGTGACCTGGCCACCGGCTGGCCCGTCTACATGGTGACTATCGTGGTGGTGCTAATCGTTTCGCTGCTCAGGAGACCATGATGGACCCAGCATTGCTCACCGCGCTTGATTGGGGCCTGAAGTTCGCGCTGCTGTTCGGCGGCTGGTTCATGAAGGTCCTCTTCGACAAGATCAAGACGCTGGAAGTGGCCGACTTCACGCTGGCCACCGCCGTGAACGAGTTGCGTATCGCACTGCCAACGACCTATGCTCAGCGCTCGGACATTGAAAAGCTCGGTGACGGTATGTTCACGGCGCTGCGTCGCATCGAGGACAAGCTGGACACGAAAGAAGACCGCAAAAAACCGTAGGGGACCAACGTGAGCCAAGACCTGTACCGCACTGCGCTCTACTTCGATGGGCGCAGGGGTGCCGCCAAATCCGAGGGTGTGACAGTCGAGTTGACCGAGTGCCCAGTCATTGACCCACTTCCACCCAGGACCGTCGAGGTATCGTTCTACCCGCAGGTCCGCGACTACCGTCTGCGCGAGTTGGCCCAGCCGATGCGCGAGATGCACGCCCCAGAGATTGAGGCCGTCATCAGTTTCTTGGCCCGCATTGCCGCCTTCGGCAAGCTCCTACGCACCAAGAGTTGAGCCATGGACATCGACAGACTACGGACCCAATTGGAGCGAGAGGAAGGCCGACGGTACGTTGCCTACCTCGACACGCTCGGCGTGCCCACGATCGGCATCGGCCACACTGGACCCGAGGTGCACATGGGATTGATCTGGACCAGCGAACAGGTCGACACTGCGTTTGCTAAGGATGTGGCCCAAGCCATTGCAGGCGTCGAGGCGCGACTGCCGTGGGCCGCAGGGCTTGACGATGCGCGGCTGGGGGCGCTGGTGAATATGTGCTTTCAGCTCGGAATTGGTGGCTTGCTCGGGTTCTCTGGCACACTTGCGGCCATCAAGGCGGCCAAGTGGCAAGAGGCCTATGACCATGCCCTAGCGTCCAAGTGGGCGCAGCAGACGCCGGCTCGAGCGAAACGAGTCGCCCTTCAAATCAAGACCGGAGTCTGGCAAGCATGAACCTACCCACCCCCAAGGTCACGATGCCAGCCTTCATCGTCACGGTGCTGCTGGCCTACTTCGGATTGGCGCTTTTCGGCAAGCGGATTGGCGTTGAGATGGACCAGTCAAATCCGCTGGTGCAGACGTTGATCAATCTGACGATTGCTGCGGCGTCGTTCTTCATTGGTACTTCGCAGGGATCTTCGAAGAAGGACGACATCATTGCCGGGTTGCCGCCGGCTCCAGCACTTGTCCCGCCAGGCACCGTGATCACCACAACGACCCCGCCCGCCGATACTGGCACACCACCGAAGGAACCAGCACCATGAAGTCAATCCGTCTCTTCCTTGCAGCATGTTTGCTGCTACTTGGCGCGTGTGCCACAACTGGCACCCCCGATCCATTGAAGGCCACCTATGACGGATGCACCGCAACACGTGCGGCTGTCCAAGCCACCGATGCGGCGTTGCTCGCCGGCAAGCTGAGCAAAGCCGATGCGCAGAAGGCCTTCGCCGGCTTCACTGCCATGCAGGCCGGTTGCAATGCCGCCGTCGCCGCATTGATGGCCGCCCCACCCGCTTCCGCAGCATCAGGAGCCTCCAAGTGACCACCACCACCAACCCCACAGTCGCAGCAGGCGCTGCCATCGCTTCATCCCTCCTGCCACTCGCCGGTCCAGAAGGCCAGCTGGCCGCAGTGATCCTGTCCCAGGGAATGGCCTTCTGGGCAGACTACTCGGCCAAGATGGCCAGTGGTACGCTGACGATGGCCGATGTCCAAGCGGCAGCCGACGGCTTGAACGCCGACATGGCCAAGCTCGCAGCAGACATCGCAGCCGCACCCTGATCATGCGCCTCTGGCGCCTGACCCAACGCATCGGCCGCCTCCTGGCGGTCGTGCTCTTTCCCGCCCTCGCAACTCACAGATCGGAACATCGAATCATGGAAGCACTCGACACCCTCAACGCCAAGCTGGAAGAACTGGCCAGCGCCAACGCTGACCTGAAGACCGCCGTGGACGCCGGCAACGTCAAGGCCGACGCCCTCAACGACGTGGTCGTCAACGTCGTGCTGGTGCGCCTGAAGGAACTGGCCGACGCCGCCAACCAAGGTGGCAACGTCACCGCGGCCGACATCAACGCCGTGACCGCCAAGGTCGAGGCCGTCCTGGCCAGCACCGCCGCCACCACGGCCGAGGTCGTGGCCCAGACCGCGGATACCGATGCAACCGAGGCCGCGGTGGATGCGGCCAACGCACCGGCGCCTGCGCCTGCGCCGGCCGAGGCACCGCCCACGACCTGAAGTTAGTTGACGCTATCGCGGTTCTGTCCGTTGACGGAATCGCTGGAATGCACAGACGCCCCTTCTTGCAGGGGCGTTTTCCTTGGGGTCGGTCCGCGCAAGGTCGCCAGCAGCTCGGCGTTGTCGACAGCCCACTGGGCCATCTCGTCGGCTGCCTCGAAGTCGGAGCTGACCCGCGGGGAGTCCAGGAGCTCAGGACCGGTCATGCCGACCTCGGGAATGCCTTGTGCTCGACACCGTCCAGCAGCCAGCCGGCGGCCTTCTTGCCGACCTTCCAGACACGCTCGTCGTCGGTCTTGAGTGTGCCGTCGAAGTCGCAATACGTGCCGCTAGGAATCGCATCGAAGTTAGCGCCAGGCGCAAACTCACCATTTTGTTTGTGGTGGTATGCCACACCAGCGGCAGCACACTGATCACGCAACGACCTGAACCAGTCCGGGTGTGCTGGTCGTGCATGTGGGCCGCTCTCGCCACCATCAATGACGAGATCAATTCTCGGCAGCGGGCGATGTTCCGAATAGTCTGGCATCGACGCGCCACCCATGCGCATGTCGATCGGCCCGAGCATGGGTTCGATCGACAGGAAGCGCACACGCGCCGGCATGCGCAGCAACTTACCGATGTCTCGGTCGTATTCATTCTGGTTCACGACCGTAGCGCCAATCCACACGTTCGGCCATGGCCAGGTCGGCAGCAGTGCGGTGGGTCTTCCACCTTCGGCCTCCGCTATTTCAATCAGTGCCTCGCCAATCATCTGGTGCGCGACACCGATTCTCTTCGTAAGAAGCAGCCAAGTGAGGTGCGGCGTGCTGTGGATCAGCCGAAAGAATCGCGCCCGTATTCCTGCTGGCCAATTCTTGTCGAACGGATCGCACATCGACGGAAAGACGCGCGGCTGAGTTCCATTGGCCGCAGCACGCTTGTTCCAGCGTACCGGCTCGTTCCAGTGGTGTTCGCCGAACTCGCGCATCGGCTCGCCGTTCCAGCCCGTGCCGAAGCGGTGGGCCAGGGTGCGCGCATAGCAGTTGTCGCAGCCGCCACCGCCCGTCTCGGCCTTCGAGACTTCGGTGCAACCCCAAACTGGTGACCACGTGTGGTCGGTCCAACTGATTTCAGTGTGCTCGCTCATCTTTTCTCCTTGAACTTGTCATTGACCACATACCCCCGAAACCCCGACTTTCCCCGGAAGGACAGCACGCCGCGCTTCTCAAGTGCCTTCACATGGCTGTAGGCGGATGTTGGTGAGCTCCACCCGAAGTGGGATGCTATTTCTGAGTAGGAAGGGTTGTACTGCTCACGCTCCCGGAACCGGTTGATGAACTTGAGGACTTCGGTTTGCAGTAGCGTTGGTGCCTTCTCCATGCGCCGAGTTTATGGATCAAGTTCCCACTTTCTCGTTGGTGCCAAACCAGATGAACTCGCCGTCTTCGCCGACCGGGAAGTGCGCCTTGCAGTTCACGCAGAACGTGCCGCTGTAGAACGACGGATCGCGCGCATAGGTCTCCGCGAGCGTTCGGCCCATCACGGTCGTCGAGCCGCAGCCGCCCAGGGCTTTGTCGTGCACGTATCTGTTGCGCACCGGCCGCACAAAGCCCTTCGCGCGTTCCTCATCGCTCAGCACCACGTAGCCCTTCTGCTGGCCGGTGGCCGGGTTGATGTCGCGGTGGTCCTCCGTGACCGGGGTGCCGTCGGTCAGTGTCTTGGCGCTGCGGTCGACCGGCGGCACGGGAGGGGCTGGTGGTGGGTCGCCTGCAATCGGCTCCATGTCCAGCGTCAGCGGCCCGCGTACGACGACGTCGGGATGCCAACGCTCGGGCACCAGCACGCCATCGAAGGCCATCTGCTCACACACGCCAATCTCGCTAACGTGCACGACTGAATAGCCCTTGTTGGTCGGGTGCTGCACGAGGTAGACGCCCTCTTTCGCGATCATCTTCTTGACTTGGGTGGGGATCATTGTTTGGCCTGCAGAACGAAGTTGAAGGCTCGCGCGTCGATGTCGAGGTTGAACGCGAGGAGGAAATTGCCCGGCACATCGTCGACCTCGGCGACCGGAATGGTCAGCGTGTCGCCGCCGCCGCTCCGGTCCAGCAGCCGCTTTATCAACACGATCAACAGTTGGTCTTTCATGTTGTCGATCGCGTCCGCGTGCGCGACATTGCCGGCAGCGCGTGCTGCGTCAGTTCCTGTACCCATGGTCATGCTCCTTGGTTGATGGACTTGCGTGTACGCTCGAGCTCAATAGCCGCCCGGTCATAGGCCGCCGCCACAACCTCGGCGGCCGGACGGATAGGAAGATGGCTTGCACCCCGTTTGCGCAGCGCCACGGCCTGTTTCCGCAGCTCGGCGGCTTGTTCTGCGAGGGTATGGCCAGCCCATTGCTGGCCTTCGGTGGTGAGCATCATGGGAACAGCTCCGGGTTGGCCGCGCGATGCTCGGCCATATGTTTGGGGCAGTAATGCCGGTCGTCGCCCGCCTTCGCGTTGTGCTCGGTGCCATGCGCGGCGCACATTGGCATGTCGCAGGTCGCATCGCCCACCGGCCAGTCGCACAGCAGGGTGCTGATGCCATGGCAGTGGCACCGAATGCCATTGCGCTCGACAAATGCCATGCAGGGCTTGGGCCACTTGCTCGGCGGGCCGGCGAGCTTCAGGTGCATGCGCATGCCGTTGACGACGTAGAACGGTGGCATCACACGCTCCTGAACGACACGCACCACACGTAGGGGTTCTCGTCCCAACTGCCGGGGCCGTTGATCGACTCCCAGACATGACGGTAGTGTTCGCTCGGCGTGGCGCTGTAAACATAGCCCGGGATCGCGCCGTGGCCGCCCGCACAACCCTCGGCGATGCAGTCGGCCTCGCTGATGTTTTTCAGCAGTTGCACGCGCACCTCAGTCACTTCGTCGACGGAACGACAAGCCCAGCGTGGCATGAACATGCCAGGGCGCAGCTTGCCGTTCGTGGCCTCCGGTGCTGGGCCATCGGCCTCGTACCAGACCACATGTGGCGTCATCTCGCGTGGCGGGAACGGATCGGTGAGCTTGCCGCTGCGCCAGGCCTCTCGCGTCCACAGTCGGTCGCCTGGCACACCGTAGGGACACGGCACACGCTCAATCGTCTCGTGCACGTCGTAGCCAGGCCCGTCGCCGTGCAACCAGGACAGCTCGGCGATGCCGTCTTCACAGTCGACACTGAGGCTCAGGCCAGTGGCTTGTTTGAACACGCGCCGGGTCTGCGTCTTGCGGCCAGCGCGTTTGGCCAGAACCATCGGCGCGGAATAGAGAATTGGACGTTCTTTCATGGTCAGAATGGGTAGTCGTCGTCGGACAGCGGCTTGTCCAGCCCCAGGCGCTCGCGCAGCGGCGGCAGCGCAGCCACATAGGCCCGTCGCTCCTCCATCATGTCCACGATGCCCTGGCCGTTTCCGGTGGCGTGCACGCTGCACTCCTGGCACAGCCCGCACGAGTCGTTGAGCATCGGAATCCAGCACGTGGCCACGCTGGCGCGCATGCGGCTCGGGCGGTCACGGTGGCGCATGCACTTGTTGGCCGCATGGTCGCCGACCACTGCGCTGACCAGCTGCGGCCACTTCGCTTTCTCGGCCACCACCATCTCATCGGTCACGGCCGATACCGCCACGCGCAGCGCGCTGTAGCTGGTGAATTCCTGATCGGGCATCCACTTGTGCAGGTAGACCGACGAGAAGGGCTGATTGCCGGCTTTGCGCGTGGTGATCACGACGACACCGAGGCCCAGCGTGTCCTCGTTGACGTACATCGACGCACCCTTGGCGCCGCTGCCGTGCATGACGTTCTTGGTCTGGAGTTGTTCAGGCAGGTCCATCAGAAGCTCCCGTAGTCTTCGCCCTGCCGCTCTTGCCATCGAGCCTCGGTCGCTGTCGCGATAGCGCCTTCACGCGCTTCCTTGTCGGCTTCGCGGTAGCCTTTCTGGTAGCCCGCTGCTGCACCTGCCTTGATTGCGCTGATCACCCAAGGCATTGCACCCTCGAACACCATCTCGCGACCTTCGTGTTGGATGAAGGCATCGCGAGCGATCTTGGTAGCTTCGATTTCTGTCATTGGTCTTCCCCGGATTGGTTTGAGAGAGTCGCCGATGAGTTGAGGCGTTTTGTCGGGCGTGCTCGAAGAGCAAAGCCCATTCAGTAGAGTGTCTATGACGTTTTTGTGCGCCATCGTTCTTGCATGCGTTTCTGGAATGCTGTACCTATGAGCGGATTGGCTGATGCCCGCAAAAAGATCACTTGACACCTTCACCGCAGTCGGGAATGGCTTGCACTGCCGCATTGAACGTGCGCGTATTCCAAAGTTGCAATGCACGCTCTCGGCTTGCTGCTGCCGGCCCATAGCAACCACACATGAAGCAAGCCATCATCGTGAGGCCAGATTCTTCGTACGGTGTGCTTTTCAGACCCCCACAGAAAGGGCACGGCAGCAGGTCGTTCATGGTGGACCTTCTTTGAGAAAGCGATTCACTGCGGCGCGCGCCTTGCTGATGCTTGGTACCGGCATGCCGACCTCGCGCCGCGGCGCAAGCGCATGTTCGATTGCTGCGACGACTGAGTTGGCCTCAAGACTGGCACCGTTCTGCCGCTGCACGCCGTCGACATCGACCCAGTACCCGAGCAAGTACGGAATGGGGCGACCGATGCCGCGATGACGACGCCAGCGCAGCATGATGCCGTTGAGCGTGCCATCCCGCAGGCTCATGCCTGTGGTGCGCGACCCGCCGCGCTTGGAAGGGGCGGCGGTCTTACTCATGCGGCCTCGCCGCCTTCGGAGTCAGCCGGCACGGGCTCCTTGTACAGCCGCTCGAAGCTGCCTTCCTCGGCGTACTGCTTCTTGATGTTGGCGTAGAAGTGTTTGCCCTTGGACTCGGCCGCTTCGAACGCAGCGAACTGCTCGGGCGTGAACGGGTAGTGATACGTGACCTTCTCGTGGTTCGAGTTGAACTCGAGCGCGAGCGTGCCGTTCTCCCAGCCGTAGCCATGGATCTGGCTGGACTCGGGCGTCAGGGTCAATGCGATATTGGACTTGGGCATGTCTACTTCCTTGGTTTGAATTGAGGGGTGGGATGGGCCGGTCGTTACCCCGGCGAGGTGTTAGAAGTCTGGCCATTGCTGGCTTTCAGGTCTAGCTGGCCACCTACCTGCCTTAGCCACGTAAGTTTTCTGTCTACCGGACTCATAGACTTTGCGTGTCTCCGACTCTCCACGCCGCCATCCCCTTGAATCAGTTTTCGGTGGACTCCGCGCCGAGCAGATCGCCGCCCAGCATCGTGATGGGCCCCGGCGCCATCTGCTCGTTCTGCTGCGCCACCAGGGTCTCGCCAAGCAGGGTGTAGCCGTTCTCGAACGCGGCCGTCGGCGACACGCTGACATAGTTGTCGTCGTAGACCACCAGATAGTCGCCCACGTGCGGCGTGTGCTTGACGTGCCAGTCGGGCAGCAGGTCGACCGACAAGTCACCATCGAGCAGGATGGTCGGCATGTCGGCGTTGCCGTTCTCACGGAACCCGATGATCTTGGCAGCCTGGACGATCTTGTGGCAGCGCCAGCGGGGCAGTTGAATGTCCATTGAACTCTCCTTGATGTGCCGCGCAAGTGGGTGCGCGGCGTCCCTACGTCAGATGGCCAGCGCTTGGAGCTCGGCCTCGATCGACGCACTGATGGAATCGATCTGAGCACGCGCCGATTCGATGGACCTGGCGACCGACGAGCCGAGCACGGCTGCCGGCTTCGTCGTTGCCGAATCGGCCTTCGGTGCGGAGCCTCGGCTGACTGGGCCCAAGCGCTGACTCAACTGCGCACGCTTCGTCGCCAAGTTGTCGATCGAAGCCGCGAGCGAATCAAGCTCGCTGCCAATTTCAGACGGCGCCGATGCCACTGCCTGCGTGGTGTTCAAATTGTTCATTGATGGTCCTTGTGCCGCGCGTGTGAGGGGTCGCGCGGCGTACCCCGTTACTTCTTCGCGGTCTTCTTGGCGGCGGCCTTCTTGGCCGGCACCTTCTTTGCAGCAGCCTTCTTCGCTGCCGTCGGGAACTTGGCGGCGCGCTCGGCCTCGCGTGCAGCCTTGGCTGCAGCCTTCGGGTCGGCCGGCGCAGCGCCTTCGACGAACAAATCGGTCGCTGTGCGGCCGGTCGCGTTCTCGACCAGGCCGCCAGTGTCGGATGCCGAATACTTGAACGGACTGTCCTTGCCGCCAGCCTTCGATTCGGTGCCCGGCAGATGCTCCTGCGTGCCATCGGCCTCGGCGCTGCGCAGCGCGGTGAACTTCACCTTGTGGCGTAGCAGGCCACTCAGCTTGCCCACGGTCTTGTCGTCGACACCCGAGGCCTGGAACGTGAACTCCAGCGTGATGCTGCCGCCATCGTGGAACTCGGCAATCTTGACCTTCTTGATGTTGCCGAACAGCTCGATATTCGACTTGCCCCCAGCACCGTAGTCGATAACCAGATTGAAGCCGGTGTACTCGATGCCCAGGTCTTCGCTCTCGACGTTGAAGCGCAGCTTGGGCCGGTCGGAGATGGCTTCCATGCCGTCCAGCTCCTCCTGCATCGGCTCCTCATCGGCGGGCGCATCGGCCGGGACGAAGTAGCCGTAGAAGCGGCCCAGCCCGAACATCAGCAGCATGCGGTTGGACCCCTTGATGCGCAGGCCGAGGTCGATCGCGGGAACGAAGTCCTTTCCATGCGTCTCGGCTCTCAAGTTGATGGACTTGATTTCGGCCTCGGTCATCGTCGGGAAAGAGAAATTCTGCATAGCTGCCTTTCGGGTTGTGCGCTTCAAAGGTCGCGCGGGTTTTGAGAGAGCATCACACCCAGTTCGGTCGTGGCATATGCCTGGACCTCGTTGAGGTACGTTGAAAACTCGCTGACGTTGAGGTCGGTCGACGACATCACCAATTCGCGATCACCATTCGGCAGAAGCCGCCACTTGTCGGCTCCGCGTTCGTTCACCTCTGGCAAGAAAGACCGCTTGCAGTGGACGTGCCAAGTCTCGGCATCGAAGCGCCGACCAGCGACCCATGCCTGATCCGCGATCTGCGCGAGGATCACCCAATACAGCGCGTTTTGCTCCTGCTTCCTGCTCGCGCGGTAGATCGTGACCGTGACCTGAAGCGGTGTGCCTGCATCAGCCATCGGCTTGCGATTCAACTTGAGCGCGGCCACCAGTGCGCGCGCATCGTTGTCGCTACGCAGCACGCGGTGGAAAATGAAGTTGTCGCTCATGTCCACTGTTCTGGGAAGTGCTCGACGTCGGGCACCAGCACGCCGGCCGGCCACAGGTTCTGGTGCTGCAGCTCGCGCACCGTGTCGACGTGTGCCAGCCACCACATGCGGCGCTTTTGCTCGTCATTGAGGCGCAGGCCCTGGTCGAGCTCGTGGTGGCAGCGTGAGCACAGCGATGCGCAGCGGTTGTCGTCGGCCTTGATGCTTCGACCCTTGCCATGGATCGCCCAGTTCGAGTGTGCCCCGCAGACCGTGCCATCAGCGACACCACAGAGCCAGCCTTGGCAGCGGATCAAGCGATAGGCCTTCATCAGCGGCTCGCTGCGCACGTAGTCGTGCTTGGCGATCGGCACCACCATCTGCGCGCGATCGTCGTGCACGCGAACGGCTGGTGCACGCGGTGCGCTTGGCGTCTGTCCGTCGTACTGCTTGACTGGGCGGGCCGGCGGCAGTTTGCGGCGAAACTCAGTGCGCTTCACAAGCGGGTCACCTTGGCATAACGCATGCCGTAGTCGCCGATGGGAACAACCTCGATGCTGTTGTCGTCCAGCTCGATCACCACGCACGGCGTTTGCCGCAAGTGCCCTCCCCACAGAACTGACGTCTGACCCCATGCCAGCACGTTGCCGACGTACTCGTGGGAATACTGGTGACCACTGACCTCGATGCGGACTCTCATGGCAGCTTCTCCCCCATGATCCTCTCGTAGACGCGCCCGAGGCCGTTGGCCTTGAGGCCGGCCTGCAGCGCGCGCAGCTTCAGATACGCGAGGCCGTCGCAGTCCAGCAGCTCCTGTGCCGCTGCCATAGTCCGCTCGACGGTCCACGGGCTTTGGTGATGCGTCTTCGGATCGGTGTAGACGAACACCGTGGGCATCTCGAGGTTGTAGCGCGTGGTGGCGTAGTGCTCCAGCGCCGCCGCCAGCCTCGGGCTGATCGTGTGCTTGTACTCCGCGCTTCGGTCTGCAGCCATCAGTTCACCGTCGGCGTGTCGTTGTCGGGCACGCCGTCCGCCAGCGACGGGTCGATGGCGACGGCCGCGCGCATCATCGCCATCGCGATGTAGACCGCCTGCGTGGGCGTCATGCCGACCCACTGCATGGGCTCGGTCAGGGTCATCACCACGCGGCCGTCCACGGGGGCGATAACGATCTGGCTGGGGCCAGAATCATCCGCCACGGGTTGGTATGAAAAGTCGGTGTCGCTCATAGCGCGATTCCTTGAATTTGTTCCCACGGTGCGCGGTAGTAGTAGATGAAACCTTGAGCATCTTTCATGTGGCACTCGACACCCCAGCCTTTGACCTCATCCACGGTGATGTCGCGGTCCCTGAATGCCATCCGGGCCAAATCGTTGAGGCGAATGCTGTCGCCAGGTTTCAGGTCTGCCTTACCCATGGTCAACGCACCGTAATGCCAACGCGCTCGAACACCCGCACGCCATCGATCTGCGTGGCCAGCCCCTGCAGCTTGACTTGCATGCCCATCTTCTTGTCCTCGACCGCCAGCAGGTAGATCAGGTCTGGGCGCTTGTTCACGATGAACGTGGCCAACATCAGCAGGTCCTGCAGCTCCCAGTCGATCGTCTTCGGTGTGCTGATCCCGCGGCCCTTGCTAACCACCACAGTCACCGGCTGGGCGATCGTGACCGCTGCCGTGGTCTCCAGCGCGGCGGCCTGGCGCTCGGCCAGTTCGCGTGCCACGTCGGCCTGGCGTGCAGCTTCGGCCGCGGCCTCCTCGTTCTGCTTGCGCAGCAGCGCGGCGGCCTCCTCGGCCCGCGCGCGCGCCGCTTTGTTCTTGACCAGCGCCGCGGCATCGTCGACCAGCTTCTGCTGGCGCTCGGCTTCGGCCACGCGATCGCGCTCGATCTGCGCCAGGCGCTCGGCTTCGGCCTCGGCTTCCTTGCGCACGCGCTCGGCCTCGGCGGCCAGGCGATCGCGCTCGGCCTGTGCCAGCGCTTCGGCCTTGCGGCGCTCCTCGGCGGCCAGGCGCTCCTGCTCGGCCAGGAATGCGCTCATCTTGCCCTTGATGATCGACTCGGCCGACACGCTGCCCTTCTTGCCGTCGCCGCGCAGCGCCTTGAGGTAGGGCTGGAAGCGCGCGTTCATCTTGTCCAGCAGCAGGTTCAGCGGGCCGGTGAACCCGGTGCGCTCGGCCTCGAGCTCGCCGTGGAATGCGACGATCGTGCGCAGCTCGCCCGCGGCCAGGTCGTAGTCGGCCTGCGTCTTGACTTCCATCGACTCGGCCAGCGCCACCAGCGCGTTCGCCTTGCGGGCGGTGCGCGCCTCGTCGGGGCCCTTCTTGCTGACGGTCGCGATCGCGCCGTCTTCGATTTCGATCAGGTTGCTCATTGCTCAGGTGCTCCAGTTTTCACTTCGGTGTAGACGATCGGAATGATCACGCTGTACCAGCTCGGCGGCTCCTCAAAGAGGCACTCGTAGGTGTCGTCATCGGAAGTCGTTTTGACAAGCCATGCGATCTTCACAGTCGATTCCTTTCGCGCCAAGTGCGCAACGTGAGTAGAGAGACGAAGGCCGGCCAGTCGTCGTGACTGGTCCATTCGAGCAACCGGTAGGTGCCGTCATTGCGCAGCTGCAGCGAGAAACGGCGCGCGGCTGGAAGTCCCGCCGCTTGCGCATATGCTGAGCACTGCAGCCCCCAGCACGGATGCGAGGCCACCGAGGTCTTCAGGTCGATCACGGCACCTTTGATGCGCGCGCCCTGGTACGTCAGCTCGCCGATGCGATCAGGGGTTCCGGCATAGCGCAAAACTTTGTGGAACACCGGTACCTCGATGCTCGAATAGTTCGGATGACAGTCGCTCAAGAATCGCAGGTACCCCGGCATGTAAGCCCGCACCTCAGGTAGTTCCTCTTTGAGCCGCTCATCGTCCAGATCGTCGATGTCGATAAGGTGGGTCATGCTGTGGACATTGCTGCCGCGGTGCTGTGCAGCCTCCAGCACGTCCAGGGGCACGTTGGCAAAGCTGTGCAGTGATTGCAGCAGCGAGGTCACGCCCGGCACGACCACGCCTTGGTAGCGGTACGTGTGGCTGGCGGCATCGAACGTCAGCGGAGATGCGCCATCAAGCATAAAAAGCGCACCCAAGCAGGAACAGAAGGGAGGCCACCCAACCGACCACCGCGCCACCAATGTAGCCAATCAGCGCGATGCAAAGTGCCACCAAAAGGATCATCAACCTAAGCATCGCGCAGCTTCTCCAGCTCGGCCTTGATCGCTGCGAATTGCTCCGGCGTGACCTGCGCATCGGCGTGCAGACCGTCGACTTGGTGCCGGGTCAGCATCGCCTGCAGCTGCACGTCCGTCAGCTTCAGCGACTTCACCAGCTGGGCCAAGTACTTGACCTGACCGGGCAGCACGAACTGACCCGCACGCACCGGCGCGGTCTTGGTGGTCGGGTTCGCGGGCGGGCTGGCGCTCTTGCGGGCCGGCATCTTGCGGACTGGCGCCGTGTGCTCATCGGTGCCAGCCTGCGGCGGCCAGTCGTCCTCGGACTGCGGCGGCGCCGTGCTCGGATCGGTCTTGTGCAGCTCGCCCTTGTGCCACAGCTCGAGCGCCACGCCGAAGCGCATCGCCGCGTTGCGGATCGCGTCGCCGATGATTTCCTTCTGGTACGCGCCCGGTGGGCTATAGGACTTCTTTTCGGCGCTACCGTAGCCCAGCCGCGTGACGCCTTGGATCGTCAGCTTGATCCACATGCCACCCTCCTTGTCGAAAGCCGGTAAGCCGCCCATGTCAAGAGCCAACGGCTCCCACGACCACGCTGGATCGGCGTCAAGCAAGCGATCAGTGACGGCTGCATGCCCGACAAAATCAAGGTGCAACACCTTGCTGGTCGCGTGATACCCATGGCAGATGCTGCAGACGGCCTTGGGCAGTTGGTCCATGATCTCGCGCTTGGCCATGGGCTGCGGCAGCTTACCGATCTGGTGCGGCTCAAACGGCGCACGCAGCAGCGCCAGCCCAGTGGGCTTGGGAGCCGGCGGCGGCGCTACAGCCTTGGTCGGTTCGCTCATCGTCTTGCCTTCAGGTGATGCACTCGCGCAATACGCACGGATGCCAGAATGGAGTGGCCGCTTGCGCGGAGTGATCGGTAGCAGCGGAAGAACTTAGCCACCATCGAACCGCAGGATGCCGTCGCCGGGCCGCGGCTTGTCCTTGTCGATGGCATTGCGCAGGAGCGTGCGCAACACCTCGTTCTCGTCGCGCAGCGCCTGCATGACGGCTTCATGATCGGTGTGACGCACGTACTTGCCATGGCTGCTCTTGAACATTGCCCGACCAGTCCAGTCGGGCGTGAAGCGCTGCACCGGCGTGCTCATGCCGATTGCCTCGCGTACCAGGCCAAGAACGCCGCAGCCTGGCCGCCGAAGGTCCTGTTGCTGATCTTCGGTGCGCGCCAGCGGCCGGTGCTCGGATAGAAGTCGACGGCCGGCTTGCCCTTCTCACGGAACAGCAAGCACTCGCCCGCGTTCGTGACCTTGTGCGGGATGTTCGACGCCCTGATGGCAGCCAGGTTGTCGGCCTTCCATTGGGCGTGCCGCTCCTTGCGCCGTGCATCCATCAAGCGGCCGACAGCAGCGATGTCGCTTTCTTCTTCGTCAGAGTGCCCGCTCATGATCCAAACGCCCTGACCACACCAAACACGACAGCCACCACGATGACCGTGAAGAACACCGGCTTGACCGCAGCGTCGATTGCCTCCAGCACGCCCTCGAAGGTGTCCCAGCGGTCGCGGTCGCGCAGCATCACAGATTGAATCAAATCTGCATCGTTGCTCTGTACGGGCGGCGGCGGGATATAGGCTGAACCGATCCCGATGCCTCGGGAGGTCACTACGATGTTTGATCGGTTCATTTTTGCTCCTAGAATCCTTTGCCGTCGCCGTAGCCGTCGCCGTCGCCGTAGCCGTCGCCGTCGCCGTAGCCGTCGCCGTCGCCGTCGCCGTAGCCGTAGCCGTCGCCGTCGCCGTCGCCGTCGCCGTAGCCGTAGCCGTAGCCGTAGCCGT